TAGTTATTAATACATGTAGAGAAGGTTTAGCTTTAGCTACAGCCATTAATTGGTTACACAATAACAACGTGCCTTATCATTATATAAATTGCAATTTTCCTCACATAATAGAGCAATATGGTGCAGATTGTCGTAAGATATCTGCTGATCTATACATCGATGATAAGTGCCTTACCGAATTACCGGAATGGGATGAGATTTATAAAATAATAAACAATAAGTATGAATAAACAAGAAAAATCCTCTAATAAAGGTAAAGGAATGAGTAAAACTTTCTTATTAAATAAAGTTGAAGAACTTAAAGAGAAAACAATTAAATTAGAAGAATCTATTGCTGAGAAAAATAAATGTATTAGTGACCTTATGGATTTACAAGTTGAGACGTTAGAATTGAATAATTCTATTACTGGAAAAGCAGCTAAATGCTCTACGGAACTTGTTGATTTACAGGGTAAAATGTCTAAGATTTATTTGTTAGTTTCAGAAGAAAACACTATCTTTAACAGGCGAAGAATCATTAAAAACATTAAAAAAATTTTATAAGAAAATGGCAAAAAAAGGCAAAGGTAAAACCAAAAGTGAATTACTTCAGAGAGTTGGAGAATTGGAGCATATTAATTCTATCTTAAATGATCAAGTAGGATCACTTAGAGGGAAAATATTTACTATCAATCTTCTAGTCAACAGGAGTAATATCTTTAACAGAACTAGTACGGTATTAAAAATTAAAAAACTATTAAATGGCTAAAGATTTTTTCAACAGAAAAGAAGGTAAGCAGAATGTAATATCTGAAACAGCAGATTACGATCCTAAGAATTTTGATAATGACCTTGAGGCATGTGGTATTACAGACCAAGAGGGATTTGCAAAAAGACATGAGGAATTATTCAGTAATCTGATTGTAGATTCAGATCAAGAAAATCCAGTAGCAACATTAGCTAAGAAGTTAGAAGAATCTTTCTCAATGAGAGAACTAGCTTTTCTAATGTCTAAGGATATTCTTCAGGAAGCTTATCAACAAACTATAAACAATTTAAACAACAATTAAGAATGGCAAACAAACTATTAGTCACTGGTTACAGTGGAACGGGTAAAACTTATTCATTAAGAACTTTGGACCCGAAAAAGACTTTTATTATCTGTCCAGATGAGAAAGCACCACCTTTTAGAGGATGGAGAAAGAATTACATAATGAAGAATGACAAAGGGATGTTTGATCCTAATACGTGTAATTATCTCAAGACAACTAATTGGGAGAAAATTAAAGGAGCTATGAACTTTGTTAGCAAGAACAGAGCTGACATTGATGTAATTGTAATCGATACGATTACTTATGCAATGATTGGTGAATTCATGGAAAAAGCTAAAACAGTTGGTTACACTAAATTTACTGAGATGGGTGATAATGTTTACAAGACATTGAAATCTATTGATGGATTACGCGAGGATCTTACTGTAATAGTTATGGCTCACACAGAAGTTAAACAATTCAATGGAGTTGACAGAACTGTATTTGGCGTACCGGGAGGTAAGCTAGTTCAGGATGTAGTTAAGCCAGAAGGAATGTTTGCTGTTATATTAGAAACTATTGTTGAGAAGAAAGGTAATGACATTTCTTATGGGTTTATGACTCAGAACAATACAACTAATATGGCAAAGAGTCCAGCAGAAATGTTTAATGCACCTGTCATTGATAATGACATGCAGGCAGTCTTGGATGCTATCACCAAGTATGAAGAAGGATAGTAAAAGGTTAAAATAATTCAAACATTAATAATTAAAACAGAGTAAAAATGAACATTGTATTTGGAACAAAAAGATTAGGAGGAACACAATCAAACACTTCATCAGAGAAGCATCCAGGCAGAGCAGTAGTAACAGTAGAAGGACAGAAAGGCCCTAAAAAGTCTCGTAGAATCCTTTTCAATACAGCTGCGGCTGAACTATTATCTCTTGAGGAGAAAAATGTACAGAATCTAGTATTTGGATTCGTAGAGCCAGGAGCTGACGTAGATGCAGAAGTATTGATTGCAAACGTTGCTACTATTCAAGGAGCAACAGACGAGATGGTTACTTACAAGACATCGAAAAATAAGGTATCTTATGGAGAAGATACATCAGAGCGTGGTAAGGCAGTAACTTCATCTCACATGTGTACAGAAATCTTTTCTTTCTTAGGAGGAGACGATTCAGATAATTTAGAATTTGCATTAGTATCTTTCGATCCAGCAACATCTATTGAGTCTTATGCATTAAGATCATTAACTGAGGAAACTCAAGGTGCTGATGACTTATCTACACCAGATGTTGCAGCAGCAACAGAAGTTGTGGATGAAGAAGTGATAGAAACCAACGCGGGAACTATGACAGGAGAAGAACTATATGATTCTGTAAAAGATGAAGTTCTTAGAGCTGAAGAAGAAAATCCAGTATTACAATCAGAAACTAATGAATATGCTGAGAAAGAGCAACCATTAGCAGTTGAAAGTGATTGGATGTAGAAATCATTAAATTGAGTAAAAACAAAAAAAATTAAAGTAACAAATTAAAAATTAATTAAAATTATGAGCAACGGATTCGGAGCAGGACAAGAAGTAGGTGATTCACCTCAAAGAAAATTGTACACAGGTGCAGAGAACTTCAAAGTAGTAGGTGTTAACCCTACTAAAGAGGAGTTAGAAGCAATGTATGGAAGAGATTTGAATTACACTCCAGAGTACATTGGAACTACTAAAGTTTCTGATGGAGATGGTGAGCGTGAAGTTCCACAAATTAGATTAGATTTCTTCTTATCTAATGAGGCTGAGAATGAACAAGATTTGGTAACTACAAAGATTCAGTTCTATGTAGCAGATACACATCACAAATCTCAAACAGGGAAGTATAAAGTTATTAATTCTTTCGGTAAGGATACTTGGTTAACTCAAGAAGTTATTAAAAGTAAGAACATTCCAGACAATATGAGCTGGTATAATGCCGATGGATTAAAAGTAGCTAAAAGAGGTGAGGTTGAATTAATCTCATTCTTAGTGAACTTATTAAACCTTCCATTTAACTTAGATAAGGTTGATGATCCTTCAGAGTGTTATGCTAAAATCTCTAAAGAGGAGTGGGTTAAAATCTTTGCTGGAGATGTAACTTTATTGCGTAACGTAACAGGCTCTACTAATAATAAAGTAGGAGTCCTTTTAGGCGTTAAAACTAAAGGAGATGGTAAATTAGTGCAAGCTACATTTAATCGTCATACTTTACGTCAGTATTCTATACCAAGCACAAAAGCAACTAAATTCAAATATATCCTTAAGGATTTAGATGAAGCAGTAGCAGCAGGTGCATTTGGTAATGTTGACTTTGGGCCAAGAGATTTATCTTTTCGTGAGCACCAAATTACACCAACAGCTATTTCAAGTGACAACACTAATCAAACAGACATCTTTGCACAAGTAGAGGAATCTGGAGATGCAGTTGTAGCAGGAGATGACGATTGGTTAAACGCTGAGTAGTATTCAGCACAGATAGATAGATAATAAGAGGGCTGTTAATTTCAGCCCTCTTTTTTTATTAATTAAAAACACAACAATATGGGTTTTGGAAAAGCACAACCTAATAAAAGATTGCCAACAGGTGATGAAATTTTGAGAATTATTTCTGAAGTTGATGTATTCGAATATTATTTAGGATTTTTGCCAACTAACCCCATAAGCAGTCCTTTGAGAGAAGACATTAATCCTTCATTTAGTTTATTTTTAAGTGATAAATATAGTCAATTATTTTACAAGGATTTTTCAACAGGCGAAGTTGGAGATTGTTTCATATTTGTTAAAAGGTTATTTAACCTCGCGACAAAGACAGATGCATTTAATAAAGTAGCAGGTGATTTCGGATTAAATCAATTTAGATTACCATCCGGTTCTATTTCTGCTCCTTCCACAAAATTAAAAATACCTGAAAGAAAAACACCTAGAATAAAACCTAACGAGAGATTAAGAATTAGCGTTAGAAGAAGAGAATGGAAACTTAGAGATAAAAACTTTTGGTACAAAAAATATGGATTAAATAAAGAGCAATTGGAGTACTGTAATGTATATCCAATATCTCATTATTTTGTCAATGGCTATTGTACTGAAGCACATTCAAAGGCTTATGCTTTTGTAGAAGAAAAAGATGGTTTACAAACATTTAAAATCTATCAGCCTTATGCTGAAAAGGAAGATAAATGGATAAACAATAATGATTATTCTACTTGGGAGTTATGGACTCAGATGCCTAACACAGGCAATATACTTGTAATTTGCAGTAGCAGGAAAGATGCTATGGTGATTAAAAGTTTATTTCCATCTGAATTATTGACAGCTTGTTCACTTCAAAGTGAGCATGTTAATCCTAAAGAAAGTGTAGTTGATGAACTTAGGAATAGGTTTAAAGAAATATATATTCTTTATGACAATGATTTTAATAAAAGTACTAATCACGGTAGGATAGCTGGTCAAAAATTATCAGAAATGACAGGCTTTCGTCAGATTGAAATACCCGATGGGTGCCAAGTTAAAGATCCTTCAGATTATATTGAAGAATTTGATAGAGACTCTTTAGCAAGGTTGATAAAGAGACTTATAGAAGAAAAACGGAGTAACATCCAAAAACAAGAACAAAAACAATAACATATTTTAAATTAAATCGAAAATGATAACAAGAACAATCAACACAAATTTGATGAAAAAACTAGAGACATTCAAAGTAATGGCTCTTGGTGAGGCTATTAACACGCCTATTCTTTTAATTGGCCCTCCTGGTGTAGCTAAGACTGCTGCAGTAATTGACTTTGCTAAAGCATCGTTAGGTAGATTAAAGGGTGATGACTTATTTCTATTAGAAACAGATGAAGGTACTAAAAGTACTGCTGTTAAAGGAAATATTGATATGGAAGAGTTGGTAACTAATAACAAATACCAATTAGACTCTCCAGTAACAACTGCTAAGGTTGTTGTGATTAATGAGATTGATAAAGCGTCAGCTTCATTAAGAAACAGTTTGCTAGGTATTATGAATGAAAGAGTATTGTTTAATGGTAAGCAGAAAGTACCTTGCCAATGGACAAACTTTATCGCAACATGTAATAGCATTCCAGAAGATGAGGTGGATTCACCATTTTGGGATAGATTCTTAATTACTCACGAAGTAAATAGATTAAGTCCTTCTGACATGTTAAATTATTATGCAAAAGGTGGTAAATCATTTAAACAAGACCACAATATAACTTTACCTGAAGAAGCAGATATTGCGGCTATAAGTCTTAATCCTGACAAATTGCGTAAAGTTTTGGATATTTGTCACTCCACACTATCAGATAGAGCATTATCATTCTTGCCTACAATGGTAAAGAATGTGATGATAGTATGGGAAATGAATGAAGACAGAGCTTTAGTAAAAACTACTGAACTTTTAGTCGATAAGAGTTCAGCTAAGGAATTAGCTAAGAACTTAGTACCAAAAGAAGTTCGTGATCTTTATGACATAATTGATGCTATTGGTGAGTGTGTGTCTAACGATGAGTACAACAAAAAGTACGATAAGCTTGAATTTGCTTATAATGAAGCAAGCAAATCTGGACACTTAACTGAAGCTGACGAAGAAGATCTTCAGAAGCGTATAGCAGAAGAAGAGGCTAAACTTGATTTCTTGCAAATTGATGAAGCAGAAGTTTTAAATACTTTCAATTAATATGAGTTTATTTTCTAGAAAGTCTGGATCTAAAGGAGGAGCTATTAAAGCTCCTTCTTATGATCCTTATGGTAGATTTAAAAATACCGGTAATGGTATATTTGGATTTAGGAAAGATAAACATGTTGTTATGCCTGGAGTTACTAAATATGAAGAAAATAGACTCAAAGGTGTATTAGACTATGTAGAGAAAGAGACGGGTAAGCCGTCTACATTGTCTCAGGAATTAATCAATGACGTATATAGTATTTACGTTAATGAAAATGTTAAAAGAAGACCTGAGAATGATAACAACACTATTAGGCATCAAGTGTTGGACAAAGTATATGACTCTTTAACCAAGATTGTTACAGTTGACTCGCCACTTTATACTAACATATTAACTAGAGAACTTGCGTTAGCATTGCAGAAAGTTGATGACGAGATTAAAGAAGAGCAAAGGAAACAAAATAATGAAGGAGATGGAGATGAAGGTGAAGAGGGAGGATTAGAATCTGTTATGCCTGGAGATGGTGATGAAGATGGTGATGGAGATGGAGAACCTGAAAAAGGTGAAGATGGTGAACCTGATAAAGGAGCATCAAAAGAATCTGGTAGCTCCAACAGACAAAGCCTACAAGATATTATTGACAAAGCGTTAGACAATGCGGAAGATAATATTGAGAAGGCTAAGTCTAATGCAGATGATAGAATCAAAGATTTAGAGAATCAGTTGGGTAAAGAAGCAATGAAAGACCTAATGAGTAATGATCCAGAATTTCTTGAGCAAATTGATGAGTTGAAAGATAGATTAAAATCTGTTTCAATTAGTAAAGAAAGCATCAAGATAGTATTGGAGAAAATTCTTAACGAATCTATGAACTATTTTTCTGCAAAATTCAAAACAATAGAGGAAAGTATATTCGATTGTGAAGAGTGTGAAGATTTATTTAATCTTCATTTACTTCACCCTGCGTTCAGACACACAGAATTAATGAACGTTGGTAATGAAAGTAGAATATACAAAGGTAAGTTAGACCTATACCTAGATTGTTCTGGTTCTATGAGTTCTAATGCAACATTTGAAGGAGAGTCATTAAGAATGATTGACCTTGCCAAAGGTATTGCTATGATACTTTACAGAATGGGAATGATTGAAAACCTTTATTTCTTTGATGGATCTCTGTATGAGATTAATAATGTTAATGAAATCTCAATATTGAGTTTCTCTAAATCTGGTGGAACTAACTTTAATAAAGTGGTTCAGAAAATACGTGAGAATGGTAACAATTCAGTTATAGTTACTGATGGTTATGATTCATGCACAGAGTATTCTGCAGGTGCGTTTTGGATTGGTATTGGTGGTACACAGTTTAGTAACACTGGTGACCAATTTGTTACATATCGTAAGAATAGACAATGCGTATCTTATAATCCAGATACAAGTAAATTTGATTATTGTGTGTAATCTAGTAATTTGCCGGTGATTTATTTGCCGGCAAATTATCTTAAAAACAAAAGTATGTTAGACGAAAGGAAGAAAGCAGTTGATATGATATTTATCAAAGGGAACGTTCCAAGCTTAAAGAACAGTAAGGTAAAGACAAGTAGAGGAATCTTCTCATCTCCTACTGTTAACAAATATATTAGAGCTTTGGGTATCCAAAAATTTAACTCTCGTAAAAAAGAAGTTAAAGGCTATGTGGATGCCTCAAGACCTAATCAATTTGAAGCTTTCAGGAAAACTTTCATGGAAATGAAAAAAGGAAAAGGTGATCCCTTAATTATAGGATATCATCATGTGCGTAATAGCAAGAGGCTCTTTGACTTTAGTAACAGTGTAGAGATTTTACAAGATTTAATGACATCACATGATTTCATTGAAGATGATAATGTAAAATATGTCTTCCCTGTTCCTATGAGTATAACAGGAGAATTAATTAACGAAGCAGATCCAAGAGCATTTCCTCTCTACTCAGTAGATAAGGAGAATCCTGGAGTTTGGATTAAATTATTCTAAATGGCTTTACATAAAAAAAAAGGACAATACAGATTCTTTTTTCATTATTATAGGCAATATGGTAAAATGAGTTTTCACTTTAAAAGTGAGCCTTGTCATGTTGTTGATGATGTAATTTGCACTGTACCTTGTGAGACAAAGTGGAATAAGACTCAACCAAATTTAGTTATGAGAGGCTGGGCCACTGGGTATAAAATAATAAATAACGTTGTAACAATATTTTAATATGAGTGATAGTGTTAAGAAATACAATGAGATGATGGAGCAGAAGCAAATGTTTCCAGAAACTCCTAAGAAAGCTGGTAAAGTTTTTGTTAGACTTGGATTTAGTGATGTTGTAATTACTAAGGAAGAAAATGAGAAGTTTAATGGTCATGTTGATTTAATATCTGAAGTTGAGTGTGATGACTGTCCAGTAATGGCTAGTACAGAGTCATATTTAATTGGATATGAAGATGAAGATGGAAATGAATGTGATGAAGATGGCAATTATTTAGATAGAGATCCAAGTCAAACTCACATATTTTTTGAATGATTAAGTATCAAATAACTAAAAGCTTAATAACTAAACCTAACAATAATAGTGCTAACGCAATTGCTCCAAATTTAATCTACGGATGTTTTGGAGGCTGTGTTAGTACTTATTGTTATATGTCTAGATATAACGGTAAAAGAATATTTGTAAATACAAATGTACTTGATATTGTTAGCTCTGTATATGAGTGGGCTAGGTTTTATGACAAAGTTCCTGACCAACAAGACCCTGTTTACAAAATGGTTGATGTTGCTTGCAATACAGATTTAGTTCTTATGCAAAAACATTGTCCAATACCACTTGTAGATTATCTTAAAATGTATGACGATCATCCTGAAATTAATACAACTATGGCTACAAAGTATCCTGGTTTATTGAAACTAGATGTTAGTCATTTTAATAAAAAACCAAGAGTTAGAGTTAGTATTATGCCTCAATCATACTCTACAATTTTAGAGCCTAAGATGCAGAGTATAGAGTCAAGAATACACGACATAAACAGGCTTAAAAAATTAGGTTGGGAAGTGCACATAAATTATTCACCAGTTATTATTTACAAAGACTTTAGGAAAGAGTATAGAAACTTATTCAGTCAAGTAAAAGAAATAGCAGGAATAAATAAATGTGAGGTAATATTTTTAACTAATCATCCAAATCAAATGGAAAGAGTAGATGGATTGGCATCAGAAATGATGTTTAAATCTAATCAAGTTAAAAATAAAATGGGTGTTATGAGATACCCTTTAGAATACAAGTCAAAAGCAATTCAAATATTTAAAGATGAATATTCTGAGTTCTTTGACGTAAATACAATTAGATACATATTTTAAAAGCTAAATAAAATGAGTAAGGATATAAAAAAATTTATAGAAAAAGAAATAACAATGCTTGATAGAGCAATTGTTGCAACTCCATCAAGAGAGTATTTAGAAGGTTTTGCAAGTGCTAATTATGGTTCTAATGATTTTTTGTTAATGCAATTGTCTATTAATTTTGGATACAATCTTGCTTTAACGAAAATTGAACAAAAATTTAAAGAAATGAAATAATAAATGGCAATACAAGATCACAATCTTAAGTTGACGGAACAACAGTACAGAGACTTAGATTTACCATCATATTCTATGCTATCGGCCATTCAAAGCCAGGGTTTAGATGTTGTGGGAGGAGTAAAACAAAGCTTCAACTTTAAGTTTGGAAGTTTAGTAGATATGATGTGTTTCGAACCACATAAGGTAGATGATACATTCTATCAAGGTACTTCACAGAAGCCGCCTACTACTAATGTAAAGAATATATGCGATCTAATAATGCAAGAATTAGATGGCAATGTGGGTGACGAAGCAGAAATTACATCACCTTTAGGAAGGAGAAAGAAAATGAAGATTAGCAACAATCTCGATCACTATCATAAAGAGATACTTCAGGCTGCCATTAAACTGAAAGTCTATAAGAATTATTCTGACGATAAAACTATTAATACAGTTGTATCTGCAGGTAAGAAATATTTTAAAGATAGAATGACATCACGAGGCAAGATATTAATTAAGCCTGAGATGTGGCAACAAGCTGCTCACACTGCCGCTACATTAATACAACATCCTTATACTGCAAAATACTTTGCAACAGGAATACCTGATGTAGATATAATTTATCAGTATAAGTTTGATACTATTGTAGATGGTAAAAGATGTAAAGGGATGTTAGATTGCTTGGTTGTAAACCATAATGCAAAACTAATATTTCCAGTAGATCTTAAAACTGGTGAAGAGCCGTGCAAATCATTTCCTTTCTTGTACACAAGTCACAAGTATTACATACAAGGTGGATTGTATAGAGAAGCATTAAAGACAATAGTTTCTAATGATTTCGAATTAATGGGATATGATGTTAGACCATTTGAATTTGTGTACATATCAAAACTGAATCCTAATAAGCCAATGAGGTTTTTAGTAACGGATGATATGCATGAAGAAGCATTAAGAGGATTTACTGATAGACATGGTTTTTATTACGAAGGAGTATTTCCTTTGTTAGAAGACTATTATTACAGTAAAAATAATAATAACGCTGAATACTCGCTAGAAGAAGCCAATAATAAAGGTTTAGTTGAGATGGACAGCAAATTAATTCTAGGAAAATAAATGAATCCAACGTATAAGATTAATGTAGTTAAGAATAAAAGTATCACATACCTTTTACCTTACTTTCTAACATACTTTGACTTTGATGTTTCCACGGGATTATTGAATACTTATGCATTCTTTGATAAGAATGATGAGTTCTGCTTGCTTTATAAATGGGCTAGTAATCCAGACTTCTTAAAATTTGAAGGAAAGGTTATGAAACATCCATTATTTGAAGGACATGTAGATTATGGCAATAGAGTTGCCTACAAGTTCAAGTTACCTCTACCTTTACAAAAGGCTAGAGAATTGTTTATTAAAGGAGAATATGTTGAATTTTCTGAGGACCACAAAAATGCCATTAACAACTATATGAAAAAGAAAGGCTTTAAGAATGGTGCTAGAATAAAACAGATTTTGAGTAAAAATGAAGAGTTATCTTCTACTCAACCCGAAATAGGCAAGGAGACATTGAGTAATAATGTCAAAGAGTTAGTTATTCAGGGAGGCCCTGATAGCTTTTAAATTAATGAGAGGGTGTAACAACCCTCTCTTATTAACATAACAATATAAAATTATGAAATTCAAAAGAAAAAAAACAAAACCAGCATCGGTCGGTACTTTTGCAACAATCACTCCAAATGCATTAAATAATTTTTCTACTAAAGATAGTTATTTAGAAAATTCACTTTCTTATCTTTGTGAACTAGAAGGTATGGAGATAACTAGACGCAAAATTAAACATGAAAAAGCAAAAGTGCTTATAAATGATGCAGATTTACTATTCGTATCCAGAGAAACTCCGTTTGAAAATATAGTTGAAGTACAACCATTATCAATAAAAAGAGATTCACGTTATGGAGATGGAATAATAGATATACTTAAAAGAAAGAAGAAAAGACCTTTCTTAATGAGAGTAGATTCATTAAATTATGTTAGTTCTGAAAGTGCACAAAGTACTCTTCTTCATTACACTGAAGGTGTAAAAAATATAATTAATGGAATCTTGCTAGAGAGCACTAATAATAAATTTACATGGGAAGGCAGGTAACCCTAGAAGAGATGATAAAAGAATGCGAGAATGAACAAAGCAGTAAGAACAAGACAGGAGAAATTAAAGAAGAAAAAGAGGCAGGAAGAAATCAAGAGAAGATTTCTTGAAAGAAATATTGAAGCTCAGAGATGGTGCAACAATCAAGGCTTAATTATCTATGCTGCTTCACAAGCCTTTAATTCTAATATGGTTAAATTGTTTGTTCAAAAAGGTGTTCCTTTTAAACCTCTCAATGATAAGTTGTATGATCAGACGGATCCACAACAGGTAATGGAGTACATTGCTGATATTGATGAAAGATACGAATTACTCTACACTAAGATGAAAGATAAAGTGTAAGGTGTAAGGTAAAATCTAAAAAATATATTGATTTGTGATTGGATTAATATGTTATGTTATGCAAAAAGTCCTGATGGTAAAATTTACTATCAGGACATTTTTTGCAGACTTTTTTTTACTAAATATGGTGCAGACTTTTTTTTATTCTACATGCTCATATTGTTCAAGAACTCTAACGCTTGTTTAAAGTCTTCTTCATTTTTAAATCTAGGCAATAATTTCTTAGCCTTGTGCTTAAGTTTTAATTCTCCTTTGTATGGGCCAACCTTATATGCTTCAGCAGGATTAAATAATTGATACATAGTTTTTAGTATCTGTTTTAAATTACCTGTAGCAGCCGTTGGTGTAGATGCAATTTTAAATGCTTCTGCAGGGTTAACAAAGTTAGCAAGCTCTGATAGTTGTCTTCTAACTAAATACCTCATGTGAATCAGTTCATCATCATCATCTCCAGCGTCTAATCCAGCAGATAAAGCATAAACAATAGCTATCAATGATAGATCCATTAAGCTCTTTCTAACTCCAGCTTGTTGCTTTGGAGTTAAATTTTTCCAACTCTTAGTAATACTAATAGAATCTTCTCTAGCATCCTTGACTACTTGTGACATAAACCTGAATGCAGTTACATAATATCCTTCTATATTGTCTTTTTGATCTGCAGAAAAGAATTCATCAGCTTCAGCTAATTCTGTATTAGATGCTTTTATTGAGTTATTAACACCTCTAAACCTACGTAAGTATCCAGGTATCATCCATTTTCTTAAAAAGAAACCTAATTTACCAATCATAGTTCTCTGAGCATGTGCCTGAATATCTGTTGTATATTGACCATGTAACTCATCAACTTTAGCTCTGATTAGATTTCTAGTTTCTAATAATATTCGTTCTTTCCCACCTGTAGTAAATGAAGTATTTTCAACAGCTTCGTGTAAAGCCATTTCCATTCTACCATTAGCAGTTTTCTTAAATGAAACCATATCAGACATACTTGCTGCTTGTTTCTTACTAGAAACTTTCTTTCCGTCCTTACCAATCCATTGTCCTTTATTGTTCTGAACCTTGATACTGCTAAGTATTGCATACATTACTTTAGATTGCATCATGTGTTCACCCATTTTTGCAACAGGTCTTAATGTACTCTGACTAAGTAATCCTTCAGCTTTACCACTCTTCTCAAAATTCTTTTGAATATAATCCGGTCCCATTACATTAAACGCGTTAAGTAATAAGTTTGTTTTTGATGTTGCTACTGGAGAACCCCAGTCACTCATTATATTTTTCAGATCCTTATTGTATTCAGCTTGAGCTTTCTTATAATCTCTCAAATTGTAAACATCACCACCGACAGCTTCTATTAAATTAGAAAGTGTACCAGTACCAGCATTCACAATACTGTTCATATAGTTGAATACAAGTGATACACTACCAAAATATTTAGTTAGTGTCTGACCTAATTGTTGATACTCGACAGTATAATTTTTCTCATTTTCTTTACCCTTGTTTCTAGTAACTTGGAATCCACCAGCTTGCTTGGCAGTAATACCGTATAATCTATTTTCAATCATACTCTGTATTTTCTCGTACTCTTGTATTGTAGAGTTTTTGCTTGTCTTCCATAGCAATTCTCCTGACTGTGCATCTTCTTTTTGACGACCAGTAATAGGATCTAATACAGGAAATCTTTTTTCCTTGAGCACTTCCTGAATAACTTTTAGTGAGCTTTCAATAGCTTTTTTCTCTCTATAATTCTTAGCCATTATTCTATCCATAGTAACTAACTGGTGAAGATCTAACGACTGGTCAGACTCTTTTAATTGAGTTCTGTATGGGATAGGTATTCTTAAAGTTTCACCTTCAGAGAAGTTAGTATATGACTTCATTGATTGTGTATCGAAATCATCAGCTTGAGTCTCAACCATTGTACTTAATAAATGCTCACCTAATGTTTTGGCACTTTGCTTTTGCACAGCTCTTGATACAGTAGATTTCATTACACCTGGAAGTCTAATAAAGTCAATAGTTCCTTCCTTGGATATTAATGAATCTCTATTGTCATAATCCATATTTCCTTCTCTTACTCTTTCCTTTAATCTTTCGAGTTCTTTAAATCTAACTGGATCTTTCTTGAGCTCTTCCCATTCTTTAGATTTCCATTTATCAACAGGTGTAACAGACTTAGTCTTCATACCATACTCCATTGTTATTGTAGTCTTGGTATTAGTCTTTTTCCATGCTGTATATTCACTTCGAGCAATAGCTTCATTAAGTGTGATTCTAACTTCTTTTCCAGCAGAGTTCTCATACAATACATGTGTTGCTCTCTCACCTTTCTTTAGTGTTCCTTCTCCCTCTAACTTAATATTTTTTGCTCCACCGAATCTTAACACACCTTTCATAGGTTTGCCAGTCTTTGTAGATATTACTTGAGAATCATATTCATAAGTTTTTGTATTTACCAGATCACCTGTCTGGTCTCTTTTCTGTCCAGTTACAATTCTTACTTCAGTATCTTCGAATAATTCGTCCTGACTTTCTTTTTCATACATTCTAGCAAGCATATCTTTTTTCTCCTCTAAAAATTCAGGAACATATTCAGATGTAAAGTATCCTTGACCACCTTCAGAGAATACAAACATTCCTTTATATCTCTTACGCATGTCTCTACTTTTTACATTAGCAGCTCTAGACTTTTGAAATTCATTAAATTCTTCAAGAACTACAGTTGCTTCTTCAGTTGCAAATCTTTCTACTCTTGCAGAAGCCTGATCTAACATTGCAGATACAGCTTGAATATCTCTCGACTTCATTTGCTTCTCAGATAATATTTGCATAGATAACATACTTAACTGACCTTGACCTCTACGAGCTCTTTCCTCAGCTATAAGCAATTTCTCTTCTTCAATTGCTTCTTTATTCTCCTGCATCTTTTGAATAATGTATTCACCTTCTTGTAAAGATGTGCCTCCTGCTTCATTTAAAGCGTCCCATTCCTCTCTATATTCAGTTTTATACCTTTCCTCTGTCTGAATGTCATTATCTGCTAATATCTTAGCGTATTCAATTCTGGATAAGTTTAAAAGCTCTGCCTGAACGTCATTTCTTGCAGATGAAATATAACTAACCATTGCCTTTAAAGAATCTAATTGTTCCTCAGTCATGTATTCTAAAATCTCTTCTTCAGAAGTTTTTGCTAATAGATCCTGAATATCTTCAACAACTCTAAAAGATTTCGCCCAGTCAAATGATTTATCAAGGTTATTACTTGTTACTTTATTTTCTTCTTTTCTGCGTTCGATTTCACTCTTCATAAATGAAAGCTCTTTTGCAGCCCATTCAGTGTACTTTACAATACCTAACATCTTATCAGCATCTTCATACTTAGTAAGTGCTTCCTGCAGTTCAGTAATAGAGGACAGTCTGGTAGTCTTACCTGCTTTTACTCTTCTATTTTCTCTACGTCTAGCATCTTTAGACTTCTGCTTATCCTTTTGTCTTGCAAGTAATTTTTGTGCAGTACCTAATACTCTAGCGTGTGTTTTTTCTATTGAAGTTACAACCTTATCAAACTTCTCTTCAGTCTCAGTTTTATCTTCTTCAACTTTCACCCTTTTTTGCTCTTGAGCTATTTTATTCAAGCGTGTAACACCTGTCTGTTTCACCTTATTGCTCAACAAATCTCTTGATAGTGCTTCTACTTCACTTCTCTCTAGTCCAAAGGTTCTCTTGATGTAGTCAGAGAACCACGCCATAAATGTTTCCCATTTACTTTTCTTTCCCGCGTCCCATAATTCAGATCCTTTCTGACCAATTGCAGTTACAAGAATCTCTTTTTGTAACATTTCTGGTGATAGGTCTGGATATGCTTCAGTTACCTGAGCTGCTAATTCAGTTCCTTCTAATTCTTTTAGTGCACGTTGTATTCTTGGATTATCAATTCCTTTTGGAAATGCATCGATAAATATATGCCCAAACTCATGTATTGCCGTAGTCTTGAATATGGAATTAGGGTTAATAAGAATTACAGGCTTTCCTGCTTCCTTAACCCTTTTATCTCCTCTACCCAAAACTCTTGAAGTCTCAACAGTTTCATCCATTATAACCTCAACATTCATTGTTTGTTTTAACGCAGCCACTTTCTCTTCGAATGTAGCTAAGTCTTCTTTAGCAAAATCATCTGAAGTTAATCTTTCTTCTTGAGATTTGTACTTATCAATTATTTTTGAGTCTCTAGCCAATATTTCTATTAACTGATCTTCAGTGTACATTTCTCCTTTAAATTGGTACTTACAACTCATAACTTTTATTTACAAGGGATTTTATAATCCTCTATTATTTGTGTTAAATTTTCTCTTACTACTGTTTTGTTTGAAGCCCTTTGAGTTTCAACAGCATCAATCATCGCCTGATTTACATCAAGCCCATTTAAGTCACTAAAGGTACTTTCTAATTTAATATTATCCAAGAAATCATCAATTTTCTTTTGAACCCATGGTGTCAGGTTATTTGCATCAACATTAGATTTTGTTAATGGAGTATCTTTACTGTACTCAAATGTACGATATTTTCCATCCTTTGATCCAAGTTCGAATGTTCTGACATAAACTGGAACCTTAATCATCTTACCTTCTGCATCTTCTCTTTCCACAAATCCTTTCTTTTCATAAAGGTAATTTTTAACTGAAGTCCAACGTGTTTGTGGATTAAAGTTAGATACCTTTCCATTTACAAACTTAGGGAAGTATCTATTGTTTTTTCCTTTTGTAGTTGGATCTACTGTTCCAAACTCTTGACTCTTATTACGTGCAGGCCTATAAACAAATCCAAATGAATTACCTTCCATTTTTTTTACATCAAGCATCTTAACTATCTTAGAATCTTCTTTACTATGTCTCTGAAATTGGTCAACAAATATATCATCAGATGACATTGTTTGATTTCTAATTGCATCTCTTATCTCACCACTTAAATTAAAGTCTTTAAGTATTTGGTGAGGAATGTGGGTAAAGAATTGAGCAAGGTTATTCTGGAATCCAGAACTTAAATACGCGTACCTTACTAAGTCGATAGCTAGTTTCTTATCCGGATGAATATCTTCTCTGTTTACAGATCCATCTTCATTTTTATAATATGTCTCATACAGACTAGCCCAAGCTCTGTAAATTTTATTCTGATAATCCGTTGGTTTATTTCTGTTATTGATACCAATGTAATTAATTCCATTTCTTTCTTCTATTTCAAGTGCATTGATTAAGGAATTAATATTTGGATCATCAGCCATATCCTGTTGCATCTTCATAACTTTCAATGGAGTATTTTCCATGATAGATTTATAGTTCCTATAACTATTTTTAAACAATGAAGTTCCTGACATCATATAAGAATAGTAATTGTTATCTATCGCTTTACCTAATTTTGCATTTGTCAATAACTTACCATTACCAGTTTGAAATGATATTTTATTGTATGCAATTTCTGCATCTGCAGTACCAGATATGAATAGCTCACTATTTCTGATTACACTTTTAACCCAATCAAGAGAATTACTTTTATAAGTTCCGAGCATTGTGCCATCAAACTTATCCATGTATCCTACTAATACACCTTCATTCTTAACCTTCTTAATCTTATTGTCATTAACTAATCTGTCTATATTACTACCTCCTGGGCCTGCTGTATCTGACTTAGCTGCTATAACTCCTTCTCCGAAGAATTTTGCCTGCTCAGATAAAAAGCTCCATGCTTTCAATACTTCATAGTTTAAGTTTCGATTGCTTCCATCAGACTTGATGTTATTCTCTAATTCACTAGAACTAAGATTAGCAACAGTAGTTCCAGATGTATTACTCGGTATCTTTGGTAATGCATATTTTGCTAACAACTCATCTATTGGAGCACCTTTGAATTTCTCTCCGTCATCACCCTCTAGCATAATACTATCTTTAGTAATACTCTGTTGCTCTAATGTTAATTCAGCAAGCTCCCTAAGTATTGGCTGACCTATAAATCTATTTACCCATTTAAGATCTGCACCAGCTCTCAATAACATAAATGTAGTATTAGCTGTTATTGAATTATGATTACCTCTTGAAATATATGGATCCTTAGCAATATCAACATACGCGTTAAGGAATGCAGATAAGTTGTCAGCTATTGAATGCTTGTCTGTTGTTTCAGTATCAAAGAATGTTATTTTCTTTTGCTTACCATTGACATCTTCCATTCGAGAGTTACCAATACCTAACCATTTTTGCATTCTTACATTTTGTGTCTGATTCATTACGTGGTCAACTAACTGATTAGCTGTTAAACCAACACCAGTCTTACCAGATAAATATTCACTCTTGATTTTTAACTGAGTAAGTGGTGAGAATAATTCCATATTGCTCATTTCAGGAGCAGGGAATAGTCCTTTTATACCTTTCTTTTTGTCTCCAGCAATATCATCTTTCAATTGAGAACCATCAATAGATCTCATCATTGCATCATAGGTTGCTGGAGAATTTAACACAGCTTTATATTGTGCTACAAGTTTATTCTCTGTAAGCATTTTATTTAACTCAGCTTCAGAATACATTGTGTCTGGAACTGCTGTTATTTTTTTACCTTCTTTATTTGTATAAGCTCTTCTTCCTTTTTTCTTTACAGCTAAATGTTTATTAGCTTCTGTAAGTTTTGTCACTTTACCAGTTTCAGGATCGTATATGGCATGGTTCTGCATAGCAAATAACTTATCAATATCAAAGTCACTACCAGTCTTAGCAGGTAGTCCATCATAAACCACAATACTATCTCCAGCTCCAGGAGGAAGAACACCAACAATTTGTAAGTAATCATTAGATGACATCCCTTGGTTAGGAATACGATATGTGATCATTTCTAATGCACTAGGATCTAATAAGGCCATAGCAGACTTCATATCTTTACCAGCTAATTTAATCCCATTTTCTTTAAGCAGTTTTACAGCCTGTGAATGTGGTATCATTGCCTGTCCCGGAAGTACTTTTCCATTTTCAATACGAGGAGGTAATAATGCACCTTCTTTTACAAAATCTTCAGATAATGGTATAATTCCACTATCTTTTTTTACTGTTTCTAATCCAAATGGAGATACCTGAATAAATGAACCACCATAAGTAGATATTTTGGTTATTCTTTTATTCATTATAGACATGAATATACTTTCAACTTTACCTCTAATTTGTGGTATAGAGTCAAATGGCAATCCTTTTTGAAGTGCTTCTACTATGTTTTCATTTCCACCTCTGTCTTTGAATTCATCGATTAGTGTTTTGTAGATGAAAGATTTATCAGTCATCTTATCATTCTCATCAATCTTAAATTCATCTTTAATTTCTTGTACACCAAGATTAGACAGCTTGGATACTGTTGCATGTATTGAGTCTAATAAATCTCTACCTTCCATACCTCCTTCAAAATCATACTCATAGTTCATGTCTAAACCTTCGAGAATATTCTTTTGAATTTGAGATCCTACATTAGTGTCGTGCATTAATTTAGTAGGCAAATCTTGTTGAAGTTTCCAACCTCTATTGTTTAACTTAACAACATTTAGCTCAATATCTGATTCAGGAAGCATCTCTGTTGTACCTGCTTTATTTATTGGAGTAGGCGTTACAGCACCAGCTTTAATCCCATCGATAGTTATTACTTCGTGTATTTCTTTGTGTGCCTCACCATCTTTATATGGCTTCCCAGTCTCAGGATTATTAACCATTTTATTATAAAGTGCTTCCATTGGAGTTCCTTTTACCATAGATGGAATAAGAACAGCTTGAGAGTATTTCAAATACACTGGCCTGTTGTCATTAATCTCAAAGTAAACTCCTTTTAATGGCTGAGCTACCAATTTCATTTCTCTATCCTTTAGAGTCTCTCCAGTCATCATTTTCTTATACACATTATCGTGCATTGGACTCCATTGACCTAATCTTTGTTTGATAAATCTCCATCGACGAGGAGTAATCCATGCTTGAGCATCAGTAGTATTTACTCTGTCATAAGCATCAGCAATAGATTTGTCAGTTACAGACTCTCTAATTTTCTCAACATATCGCGAAGCTACCTCAACTCCTTCAACAGTTGCCTGGTTAAAAATTAAATCATCTTCTTTCTTTAATCTTAATTGTAATCCATCCGTATATGTGGCAGGAATTCTTTTGATTAAATCTGCCGTGTTCTTGTAATATGCTGGATCTCCAGAAAATAACTTTGTATATTCTACCGAGGATATTAATCCATTCATAAAATAGTTACCTGCTAGATTAGAATAGCTTTCATAGTGTTTTAACAATTTCTTGTTTAATCCTGCTAATTTACTTACAGCTTGAGTATGTTCAGTTACTCTGTCTTTAATATTTTCTTTGATGTGCTTTCTTAATTCATCTTTTTGAATATCAGTAAGCCCTTCATATTTATCTTTTGATTCCTTAAATTCTTTTCCGTAAAGTAATCCTCTTAGAGTTTTGTATTTAGGATCTTTTCCATCCACACTAAACTCAGGAAATATTTGAGATTTTAATCCATTACCATCTTCACCATGGTAGTGCACTACTTTTGCAATATTATCATCTTCATTCTCACGTAAAACCTCTTGCATTCTTCTGTACTCATCTTCAAAGTATCCTAATGCAATGTCAACAGCTTTCTCATCAATGTATAAGCTACCGTCATCTAATGTAGAAAAATTAAAAGTTTCCATATTAAATCCTTCGAATAATATTCTTCGTGATTTATCTGCAGCAATGATTGTTGGGAAGTAAGATTTATTACCACCTCCTAATGCTTCATTCAGTAATTGAGAAATATTAGCATTAACTTGGTCATTCATTGTTATTTTAGTATTCTCAACACCATCATTCTTACCTTTTGATTTGAAAGATGAATCTAAACCTGCCTGAAATTTATCTAACCTGTTAGCCATCTCCATTTCTCTTTCTTCTCCCTTAGGTTTATCCTTTGCAAGTAAGTGTCTAATCCAAAGAGAATTTTGCTTGTTTGCCTTTGACAACATTTTCTCTAATTGCTCGCCACCATCAGACTTCCATTCATTTATTTTATTAGAGACGTATGTGGGATTAGAAAATGAATACCCCGTCTTACCATTACTTAATAAAACTGAAGCATCAGCCATATCGACTTCTCTCATAGCAACAGCTTTGGCAAATGAAAATATACCTGTTTGGTATTTAAACATATTAAACCTCTCTCCATTGTCTTCTAATGATGCATTTTTGTCAGCTAATCTTTTCATAGTCCATTCAAGACTAGTATAAAGCAAATCAATAGTGTCAATCTTTTTAACTTCACCACCATTCATAACAACTAAGTTGTCAATATCCTGCGGGTAAACATCAGTAACACCCATTCTTTTTAGGATGTCAGTTATTTCAATTGCCGCGTCTTCATAAAATTCAAATAATTCTTCTTGGAAATATTCTGATTTTACATTGGTAGATTCTCTTCTTAATTTTGTCAGCTTCTCATTAAACTTCTTTTTAGAAGCAGCCATATCTTTGTAGATAGAATTCAAGACCCCTCTGGCTGCATCGGTTAATTCATTCTCAGATGTAAATTTATCGTAAAAGTTATTACTCCATCGATTAGTCAATTGAGATTCTCTACTATTTGTGGATGTAGCATTAATTACAGTGTAGTTTCCTTTGTTAACTTCTGTTACTAAGAAATTTAAGTGTGTCTTTGTGAAAGCCTGTACGAACTCATTAATCTTTTCATTCTGCCCTGAGTTTCTAAAATGCTCTAACTTGTTTACAAGTGGCTTGATCCAGAACTTTATTTCATCGTATGCTTTTAATTTATCAAGCATTAAATTGAATACATCGAATACAGCTTCTTCTTGAGAATAACCTACTGTGTCGACTAGTATTTTATTTAAAGTATTCCATACGTCATCAAAGTTTGCAAATGATTCTACTTCTAAAAAACCATCTTTAATTGGAACTAAATCTCCATCTTCATTTTCTTCTAAGTTTTCAATCTGGTGAAGCATTATTTTAGTATTCACCGTGGCATTCTCTTTTGAATTTGTCTCAAAAGAATCTTTCATGTTCAGTCCACCACCCTTGTCTTCTTCAGCAACTTCAGTAACAGGATTACCTTGAGCATCAGTTATTCTTTGACGTACCTTAACACCTAATCTTTCGATAGATGATATAAGTTCATTCTTAAAATCTTCTTTATTCTGTTTAACTAGATTTATTCTTTCTTGAAGTACATCCTTATTAGGTTTGCTTTGAATAGCTTTTTCATAAGCAGTAATACTTCTGTTTATAGAAGCCGTAATTCTACCCTTCTCTAGTTCATCTGGAGTGTATTCATTAAATGATTTCTTACCTCCTTCTAATACAAATCTGTGTAGAAAGTGATTTGTAACCTGCTCGACTTCTTGTGCCTCAAACTGAGAGAACTTCATTTTATCAATGTAGTCTCTGTCACCATTCTTATCTTTGAAATACCAAAGGTTTGTGGCAGGATCTTTAAATAATTTAGGTTCACCAGTCATGGCGTTAACCTCACCTATTTTTTCTAGGTTCTCATCTGTTGGGTTCTTGTAGTTATACACCCAATCTCCAAACCTTCTTTTAAAACTTGGGCCCACAACTTTTGCATAAGCAATTTCTGCAGCCTGATCGTCTTGAAATATCTCTTGAAATTTGGTATGCAATTCGGACTTCTTCCCATTTGCAGGATTCAAAATATTACAACTCATAATGTTATTTTAGTTTAGAATGGGCAATCTGTATCTATTTTACCATTCTCATCTTTTGGTTTAATCTTATTATCTACTTGTTTTGTAGGTGCACTCTTTTTAGGAGCTTTACCTTTTAATCTTCTTTTCTTTCTAGTGTATTTCTTAGATGGTTGTGAAGTTAATGATTTTTTATCACTATTCCTATTTTGAGTATCACTACTTTGTTGTGTTGGTTGAGATAGATCACCTCCTTTAAATGAAGCAATACTATTTTTCTTTCCAAGCTCTTTTTTTATTGAATCTAGCATTCTTTTTTGAGCCATACTCATAACAGTTCCAACTCCTTTAATCATATCTTCAATACCTTTCTCTCCAGCTTCTCTTAGTCTTGTTCTTTCAGCAGTAAGTGCATCTTTTTTCTCTTGATAATCTAAGTACTCAGGATTGTTGCTTAGGTCTATAGATATTGGGTAAAAAGTTTTACCATCAATGTCATTTATATTGGCAGTTAAAACACTATTTTTTATTTTAAAGGCTTGCCTATACGGGTTAAACACTATACTTTTTCCTCCTTCAGATATATCTTCTTGTTTATAAGATTTTCCGTAGTTCTTCATATCTACTGGAGAATACTTTATTTCAATATCACTAGTTTGTGGTTTTGGTTGATATGATTTTAGGATCTCTTCAACTTCACTAGTTTTATCTGTAAAAATAGCAGTTTGTCTTGGACTTAAAGTTTTGCCATTCTTAATAGCTATTGCTATTGATTGTAAGCTTCCATTTGTTACTCGACCATTTTCTACAAAATTTTTCCATTCAGAATCCTGAATCACCTCACTAGCTTGTGTTGGTTGTAGAGCAGCTAATTCAGCATCATATTTAGCGTTGATTTTATTTATTCTACTTTTAGTTGACTTAGATGCTTTTTCAATATTTTGTTGATTTTCATCTATATATTCCTGAACCAAAGGATTTTTACCAGAACCTTTTTGTATATCTTCTGCAACTAATCTTTCATTAATATAATCAAGTAAATTACTAAGTTCTTTATTGGCTGGGTTATTTTTTACTTGTTCAAATAAATTGTCAAAAGCTTCTTTTATGGTATTACCATAAGTTTGAAATTCTTTAAACTTTTTGTCATACTCATACAAACCTGTTTTATCTAACTCTTCTTGTCTTCTTCTTTCTATATCAGCTATATCAGCTATATCATCTTTTTTAGATTTAATGTCATCACCATCTTGAATAACTTCACTTGAATTAACTGAAGGCTTAGAATACAATTTATTTACTTCGTCAATAATTTCATCTATTCTTTGCAAGTCATTAAGAGGAATAGGTTTATCACCAACTTTAGTTGTAGCAGTTCCATCATCAAACCTATTTATTCCATAATTATACATCTTACCAGGAAACTCCTGAGCTATTGCTGCATTAATTTCAGTATCACTTGGCCTATCTTGTTCTACAATAGTGTTAGCAACACCTTGATCGCCAACTTCAATATCATTGGTAGATGTTACAACTTCTGGAGACTCTTGAACTTCATTAGTTACAAGCGGAGCCATATACAGCTTAACCTTTCTTTCATCACTGTCATTAAACTCAGGTTCACCAACTACTACATTGGTATTGATAATTCTGTTATCCATAACAAAATCTCTATAACCTGGATAGTTCTTAGTATCATTCCACATTTTCAAACTAAGCTGTCTTCTCTTTACATCACGTAAGAAAGTAACCAACTCTTCTTTGCTTGCAGACTTTTTATCAGGACCAATATACTTACCTTCATTTCCGAAGTATAATCTATGTCCTGACATATACAACCCTGATGTTAATCCTTCAGTCTTTTCACTTACGTAAACAAACATGTTAATTAAATCATTTAATGTAGGATCTCCCGGTAGGAAATCAACTTCATTAGGCATTGCTGCTTTTATTTTATCCTGAGTAGCTTTATCTATTGTAGATAAAGGACTGCTCATTTTGTATTTTCTCTTAGCACCTTTACCTGCTTTATCTGGAACTGTGATACCTATAAGTAGATCTGATAATGCTTCAGCCTGCTCATTTGTATTTCTAAGAAAGTTTAATCTAACAGGAAATGGAGTGCCATCAGCTTTACTAATAATAGCAAATAGCCCACCTTTATAAGGTTTCTTTACACCATTCTCATCTTCACCAACATCTAATTGTGTACTTTCAAATCCTTCAGTTCTCTTTGCTTTACCACCAATCTTAGTAGCGTTATATAATTCTCCATTAATATCAGAGTATGCAATGTTAGGGACTTTTCCACTATCCTTAACCTGCTTTAAATCTTTAATATTGTTTTCTGCAACTACATCATTCTCATCAACTTGAGTTTGAAGCTGTCCACCACTAGTAAATAATATTTCACTTTGAGGCTTTTCTCCTCTATACAAAGCGTCTATGATTATTTTTCTCTGCTCAGCATAGTTATTTTCATATCTTTCTTTGTATTCTGCAGATGAGTTATTACTTGGTTTAGATGGCAAGAATGCATTTAGTTTACCTTTCTCATCAAAACTAATTTTTATTGGCAAGTTGTCATAAACTGATTGTGGTATTTCCATTTGACCAGCTTTAGCTTTAGCAAAATCTGCTACTGCTTTAGATGTAAGACTGTTCTTGTCTTTCTTCCAAGGGCCTTCATTAGAAACATCGTATGTTCCTTTCATTCCAGTTTTCTTCTTACCATTAAGAATCCAATTCTTATACAGTTTATTTCCTAAGTTAAATAAAGGAATAGTTTTGCCGTTACCAGTTTTAACTTCAATAGCAACGTCATCTTTTTCTAATCTCTTTTCTTCGAAATCAATTTCTTCACCAGCATTCTCATCTTCTACTGCTTCTTCCACAGGAGTCTTAACTACCGTGTTGGGAGCTACTTTAGGATTAGATGCTTTATTCTTGGCAGCCTTTTTCTTTTCAGCTTTAATCTTAGCTTGCTTTGCTTCAAGATCCTCTTTAGCTTTTTTAGCTTTTGCTGCTTTAATTTTTTCATTCACTCTAGTCTGAATAGAATTCTTAGTTTCAGAACTAAGTGTAGTATTATTCTCGATAGTCTTACTTAAACTCTCTAAGTCTTCAATACTTTCTATTTTATCAAGCATTGTATTTAGCTGAACCTCTTCAGCTTTTCTTGCACCTTCAGGAGTTTTGGCATAAGCCATATCCTCATTGTTAAGTAGCTTTCTATCTTCAGCTTCAGCCTGAATAATTCTTGCCTCTATAATATCTTCTTTGGCAGCTAGGTATTGTATCTTAGCTTTCTTTTCCTCAGTACTAGATAATATCTTTTGTGGTTTAGTTGCAGTTGCATTAGCATCTTCAAATGCATCTAATTGTTTAGCACTCTTTTGCTTTTTACTTCTAGCTTTCTTATCGAGATCTAACGCTTTCTGTGCATCTTTTAATTCCTCTTCGTTTAAGTCTAATACAGATTGTAAAAACTTCTTTTTAGTATCAGACTCTTCAGATTTTATTTGTTCTTTAAGTCTACTATTTCTAGCTAATAAAACATCCTGAGTTTCTTGTAGTTCAAGAGTCTCATAATTATTTATTAGTGTTAAATTTGGAATACTACTTCTTATACTGCTGACTTGATCTGATTTTTTATTTGAGATCTCAGATAATTGTTCATTTTCTAATGTTAATCTAGCAAGTCTATTAGATGTCGTTGGATTGTACTTATTTCTAAAACCTAAGTACATGCCACGCATCTTTTCTGCAGACTTTAATATTTCTGGTAAGTATGCTTTTGCTAGATCTGCACTAAACTCATTGTCAGAAGACTCGTTAAGTGTTTGAATATCTTCTTCAGACATTTCACCAATGTTCTGAAGAGCTTCGTAAAACTGAGAAAACTTATCAGACTCTAGTGCCTTACCTGTCATGTTAAGCATCATTTCATTTATGATAGCTTTTCTCATCATAGGGCTACCATTCTGATCAACTTCAGCCAAATGGTTAAACATAAGAGACACTTGCTTGGCATCATCAGTTACCATCTTATTATACATTTCAGATAAACCTTGCTGATATTCTTTATCACTCTTAGATTCAAATAACTTATTAACTAGTTTACCTGCTCCTTGAAAGACATTACCACCAAGACCACCAAAGAAAGCTGAGGTTAACATATCCTCACTTCCGAATGCATCTGATAATTTTTTATCGTATTGTTCTTGGTTAATTAAACCAGCGTCCAGGTCTGCTTTTAACTTTGCTCTTTCCGAGATTAAGAACTGATAACTTTCTTCTGCTCCTTCTCCCACAAAAGTCTTTCCTGATGCTGCTACTTTTTGTTGCCATGGCTTTAAATTAGCTGACACTCCTTTCTTTGAAGCTACATCTAACGCATTCTCCATTTTCCTTGTTATAGGATTGAATACCTTACCTATCGCCAAGTATTGTGGTATATCCTGCAATAACATTGCCCAACCATTTTTCCAGTTCTCAGAAGCAGCCTCAGAAGCAAATCTAGTTGCTTCTTCTTCTGTAAATTTTTCTCCAGTTTCAGGATTAGTTTGTTGCATCATAGATTCTCTCTGATCCTCAAATGTGCCATGAGCTTCCATCCAGTTCTCAATGTTCCTAGATAATACAGCTTGAGAGATACCATTCTGCATCCATCTACCTTTAGTTCCCATCTCCTCAGCTAATCCTACTGCTTTCCTTACAGCTTTAGCTCCTTTACTGAAGCCAATACCTTTTCCAACAAAAGATGCTGCTCGCATTGCTCCTGCTGTGGGAATGAGCATAGATAAAGTAGAGGCTACGGATACACCATTTGAGAACCACCATCCAGAATCAGCCATCTTTCCCCAACCTGTTGCTGATGGATCTTCATAAATTCTTAATTTTTCTTCAGTTCCTTCGCGAATACTCTGACCAAATTCAGTCATAAAGTTACCCCATTCTACTTCTTCACCTTTCATCAAATCTACGATAGATCCTAAATCTAACATATATCCTAATCCTTCGATAGTACCACCAATAATTTCCCCTACAACAGCTTGACCTAAAAAGTTACCAGCTTGCTCGTAAATTGACTGAGCATCAGCTCTTCTTTTGTTAAGGAATTCTACCCCTTGATCGTCTGGTTTTAAAATATCCGGACCTAAGTAATCCCTATAATCATCAAGATTAACATCAATAACTTTATCATAGATTCTTTCAATTGGAGCTTCGTTTCCTATTTCTCCATTTTTAATCTTCTTAGCTACATCTCTCCACCTAGAAACAGGCTTATCTTCTGTCTCAGTAGTAGGTACAGAATTACCTAATGTGTTACCTTCTGCTTCAGTAGATACAGTTTTTGTGTCTTCTGCACCTTGACTGTCAACTAAATTTATATCGTTTTCTCCTTCCATTATTCTTCAGTGTCTTCAATATTAGAAACTTCTTCAAGTATCTCTTCGTATTTTTCTTTTAAAGCGTATGCAACTTCTGCTTCTCCTTTTAAATTATAAACACCTTTATAATCAACAGGCTCTCCAAACAATGACACGCTGTAATCAATCGAACCATCTTTATTTTTGTTTCTTGTATATGTAACTTCATTTGTTTTGAGTGTACCTCCATCTTTTCCCATTCCCGGAAGAGATACATACATTGTTCCCTCATTTTGATACCTCATGTTTGACTGTTTGATAGATGACATAAACAATTGGCTCGCCAATCCTTTCTCACCTTCCATTCTTTGTTTTGGATCTCCTGAAGCAACTAGTGATTCAAATAGTTCTTTTTTCATTGAATAATCTTCAGAACGAACTTGAATTATAACTTGTTTTGTTGGATCAACTTTACTCCTTATAATAACTTCATCGAAAGGAACACCTTTGTCAGTGAATCCATCAATAGTAAATGATTTTTTAAATTCAAAACCTTCTTTTGCATTTACAGAACCGCCAATAGCATCTTTAAATTCACCAGTTTCAATGTATTCATTTATAGACATTTTATCCTGCCCTAATACAGTAACAGTTTTTGGGTCTAAAAACTCTTCGCTTAAATCTGTAAATGTTCTATACTTAGAGCTTGAGTATTTACCAGTCTTAGGCATGTTTACTTTCGTATAAGCAACACCTTTTTTGTTAGCTTCCATATCTTCCATGATAAGATCATCCATTTTCTCAGCAGTATTCTCATATTTACTGTCAAAATCAAATACAGAGATGTTTGTTGGAATTTCTACACCATTTTCCTTAGCTAAATATCTTTCAGACCTTTCTCTAATCATTTCTTGTTTGCTAGCCTCACCTCTTTCGGTATTAGGGAAATTATAACCTTCTACAAGTGTCGATGGATCTATTCCATATTCAGCGTGAACAGCCTCTACTGCATCTCCGTTATATTGGTCATATATTTTCTTAGCATTGATCCAAGACTTTCCGTTATCATCTAGTCTTTCATAAGCACTAGTTTCTAGTTGTTTAATATAATTTTGAGAATTAGTTAAGTCAGTTTTTGCTTGAGTGTAATCATTAAGCATTGGTAAGTACTGTGGATGTGATTTTATATTTTCCGGATCAACACCTTCGTTAAGTAGCTGTGTTTCTAACTCTTTCATCCTTCCTTCATACTCAGTTACCCCAACACTAAGACTAGCATTAAGGTCTCTCATCTCAACTAAATCTTTAGGCTTTAAGTCTAAGTATTCTCCAGTTTGAATCTTATACATTTTAACAAGTTGTTGCTCATCAAAATTATTTTTCCACATTTGAAACATGACATCATTTTTGACAAACTTGTCACTAATTTTTAATGTCTTAGATGACTTAGCTTTACCGATACCTAGCATTTTTTGAGCGTACCTTGATTTACCAGGTACGTATGTATATACTTTTTTAGTAGTTCCATCAGGTTGTTTGATGTCGACATTTCTAAACTCACCAAAGTCATTCCAGTTTTCTTCCTCAGTAAATTCTGCACGTTGTTTCAAGTGTGCAAGCATTTCAGGGCTTGTTTCAGTTGATGACTTTATAGATGCCATCACTGTGTTAAAATCAGCTCCACTAATTTCATTATCTCTTACAGCATTATAAAATTCAGGAAGACCACCAACCTTAATAGCTTGATATGATTTACTTGAAATACTACCTTTAACTCTGTCAGCCGCGGCATCAATGAATTTATCTTCATCTTGCCACTTAGCTAATTCTCTTCCATTAAATGATTTGAAATCTCCATTTTCATCCATGCTTGAGAATCCTGAAATCTGCTTGTTAACAAAATCATTTGCTTCTTGTGCAGACCATCCTTGACGACCATCTTGAGTTTTCATTCTTTTCAAGTACTCTGCTGCTGATTTTTTGTTTGCACCAGCAACTCCTAAAAATCCAGTAGAGTATTCATTAGCTAATTTAGATTTCAATCCTCTTAGCTTATGAAATTGTTCTCTATCAACACCTTTGGATATAATCTCATCAGCTAAGCTAGATGCTTGGCTCTTATATTGATTAATTATACCCTCAGCTTTTTCCTTATCTCCAGATAAGACATCAGCTTGCAATTGATTAAACTTGTCTGCATCTGCCAATAGCTGATCCTCTTGCTTTTGCTTAGCTAAAGGAACCATCATAATCTCATCGAGAGATAGTGGTTTAAATGATGATGTTGATATGTCTGCTGTACGTCCTGCCATAATATTGTAAATATATAAATTTTTATCTAATTACTGCTTCTTTATCAGCAGTATCATAAAATTCTGTATTAATTATTTTTTCTAAGTTAGCTGTTTTGATGTCCTGAATACCATTCAATCTTCTTACAGAAACAATGTCGAGTAAATCTTCATCTATCTCTTTTACACTAACTCTATTGTTTTGGTTTCCACCTAACATTAGGTGTCTTCCATTTTTTCTTCCTGAGTAAAAAGCAACATGGTATCCCATAGAATCTTTACTTCTAACTACAACCACATCACCAGGCTTTGCTACATCTATTCCTCCTACATCACTACCTATCTTTTGATAAGCCTTAGCTCTAATTAAATTGTACTTGTCACCTTCATCATTCAAGTCTTCGAAACTACCTTCTTTAATTATGCTATTAACAAAGGCTGCACACCAAGCACTTGAGTCTTTTGCTACATCAGATTTATTTTTAACAAATCCAGGAACAGCTTGATCCAAGAATCCTTTGATTGTATTCTGATGCTCAATATTAGTTTCATCAAATCCTAAATACTTATTGGCAATGTTAAGAGGATTTTTCGAGATTGTGTCATCTTCTTTCTCTACTATATTGTCAATAGTTTCTTTAGCTTTTTCTGGATTGTCTAATTCTTTTTGTACAATCTCTTTAGCTTTTATTTTTTCTTTAGGTGATGCTTCATTTGAAACTACTGCCTCAACTGGTTCTGCTTTTACTCCACCCACAGTTGCTTTATTTACATCACTTTCAAGTGTTTTAAGCATGTCATCATACAGCGTGTTTTGAGCTGAATCATCTCCTCCTATTTCTTGAAACTCACCTGCTGTTTCTGTATCAGGCCCATCTAATTCTTCTTGAGTCAAAGTGATAGTGTTATCATTTGGACTTCCCTCATTAGTTGTTTCAGGTTGATTAATTCCTTCTAGTTCCGGATTTTCTTTTTTTTTTTTAAGAGTTCCGTCAGAGTAGAATTCATCGATAGTATTAATCATATCATTATAATTCTCGTCAACAACTTCATTAAATGAAACATCTTCATTGTTTTGATTAGGATCTATTTGATTTGGAGTGTCAGCACTAGTATTTGCACTTCTTTGAGAAGCAGGTCTTCTGTTTATTGGATTACCTTTTGAATCATAACCAAGACCTATCAGTTCAGGATACTTCTTAAACATCTCTTCTCTACCAACATCACCTAGATTATCACCTATCTGAGATAATAATTTTGATTTGTTAGTTTGATAAGCAGCCTCTTGCTCTAAGTTTAAATTAGTTTCAAGGTTACCTTGCTGTAAATTTTGTCTATCTACACCTAAGTCAAATTCTTGTTCTCTTCTACTCTCATTTCTGTTAGCTTCTGTTGCTTGTTGATAAGCACTAGATAATGCTTTAGTTCCTTGTAATTGAGAAGCAAGTAAACTAGCTCTAGTTCCACCAGCATCTCCACCAGAAGCATTTGTAATAGCATCTCTCATATTGTTTACAGATCCTTGAACAGTGTTCTGTAATCCTTTCTCATCAACCAATTGCTTCTCATACTTGTTTCCAAGTCTAGCTAATGCTATTTGCTCTGGTTTCTTTAAACCTGCAAGTTGACCTATATTCATAGCCGCAGGTGCGTATCTTAAAAGTTCAGCAGGATTAAATCCACCTTTTTTTGTATTTGTATTTTTAGATGTATTAGTATTTGCACTTTTGCTTCCATCATCAAGTGAATCAGCAAACTCAGTTAATTCAGCAGTCTCATCTTCAAGCTCCATGGCATCAATAGAATCACTATCTAATCCCATCTCTTCAAACTGTTGGTTCTTCTTTCTTATCCCAGTAACATCTATACCTTCAGTATCTCTCATTAAGTTTGTCTTGTTATCCATTACTGCTGATAAATCAGGGACATCTCCTTCTTGAGATTCAACAAACATATTTACAAGAGATCCAATGCCTGATCCTAATGGACCACCTGTTCTATAACTATTACTAGCGTCATTGTGTAACTTAGATGTGTATTCATAACTAGCTTTAGCTTCAGCATCTTTTCCTTTTTTACCACCTATTAATCCGGCTGCACCTCCTACAATGGCACCTACACCTGCACCGATAGGACCAAAACTTGCTCCTGCAGACATGCCTTTCATAGCACCTTGAGCAGCCATAGCTCCTTGAGATGGCATCTCTGGTGGTGGAGTCGCACCAGTAGTATCAACGTTTGGTTTGCCAAATGCAGTATTAGCTAGGTCTAATGCAGTACCAGCCGCACCTATAACGCTTCCTATACCTGGTATTTTACTAGCCGCACCTGCTGCACCAGCCGCACCAGCACCTCCAGATATAGCTCCTGCAGCTCCTGCTCCAGCAGCTCCAGCAGCCGCACCTGCTCCAGCTCCAGCTCCTCCTAACATACCAAGTAATCCACCTAAAGCATATTGATTGTTAGGGTTGGACGCAAGCTCAGAGCCTGACGGCTCTGCACCTCCCATTCCTTCGGGGGAAGAAATGCTCTGTGCCGCCTTACTAGGTTTAGTCTTTTTCTCTTGTTCTGCCTTAACATATTCTTGAGCCTGCTGTAATCTTGACTGAAGTTCATTTAAAGTAGCAACATCCTCTGGACTATTCCTATTTTCAAATTTCTTAGCTATTACAGAACTAGCTTCTGCAAAGGATTTTCCTTTAATATATTTAGGTAGATTAAATTTAGATATAATATCCATGTTATGCTATTTTATAATCGTTAATACTATTGCCATTGTCTTGCATAGCAATAGTGTTTAGTGCTTCTGTTATATTTTCATCATTAAATGCTCGATAGAAATTTTCCATAGTAGCATCTTTTTCTTTTACTAATTTCTTTAACTTTTTTGGAGTTATTTTTTGACCAGGTTTTAATCCCAACTTCTCTCTAAACTCAACAAAGTTTCCGTATGCTTCGTGAGGCATATTTAAATACCTTAAAGTTTCAGGAGAGAATTTCTTTAAAAAGTTTCTACTATCACCTTGCTGGAATGAATTACCTAACACATTGAGTAAATTCAATCCTTGAGCTGCATCAAATCCTGAAGCATGTACTCTTTCGTGAGTCTCAGCATCTTTATTGTGTTCATGTTCTGGATCCATTTTTACTACATTTTCTTTAGAATCATAAGATCCTTTAGATCCTGGCACATTACCTCCAACTTGTTTAGTAGCATTCAATCCTCTTAATATCATATTGTCAATATCATAATCAGTTAATCCTGCTTGCTCCTTCATTTTATTGCGAGTCCAAGTATTATTATATCTTTCTAAAAATGCCTTAGCACTTTCATCTTGAACTGCTCCTTGAAAATCAACTTCTCCTTCTGGAACTGTGTTCTGGAACGGAATTGTAGAACCCATGTATTTATCGCGGATATCATCAACATACATATCACTACCTTTTTTGTGAAACTTAGATTGAGTCTTTGTAAACTTTAATGGATACTTTGCAGACTCAGGTTCTATAGGGCCCATTTCAGAAGAAGTATTTTTTTTCTTATCCTTGCCGCCTGTCATCAGTTCACCTCCATCTTCAAACGAGTTGATGAATTCTTTTCCCTTTCTATAAAGTTTATTACCTTTTTTATAAAGTTCATTACCCACCTTACTCGCTCCATCATATATCTTATTACCTACTTCACTTGCTTTGTTAGTGGCTTTTTTTATTGAACTATAATCAATGTCCAATGCGTCAATAGGGTTAAGCACATTATTTACTACATCCATAAATTTAACATCATCTGGATCGTCATTCATATTGAATTCTCCAATTAGCTTTGGAGTTGAATCTAATTTTCCCTTACTTGCATTACCTGCAGCAGATCTTATATTAGAGTAAACACCTTTACCGCCTGGAGTCTTATTAAAGTCATAAGTATCGTATATTTTTACATTGCCGGTTTTTGGATCAAAATCATAAGATACTCTTCCGTATGTTGTAGCAGCTTCTAGCTCAGGAGATAATACACTACCTAATGCCATATCTGCAGCATTCATTCTTAATGAGTTTAAATCATTGTCTATTTGTGGACTATAATCCTTATACTCAGTTCCACCTTTATTTTTTCCAGTTCTCTTTACTGCATTCCTCACACTTCTATATAAGTGTTCATTTGCCTTTGAACCACCATCTTTAGTAGTATATGTGCTATCTTCATTTGCAAGTGATGCAAGTAATTGAGCTCCATTCTGTGGTAAAGGAAGCATGTTTCTTAGTGCACTAGTCATTGGTTTTGACTGTCCAATTTCATTACTTTCAGATGTTGTTTTACCTTTCTTTTTACCACCAAGCTTTCCCCCGTCCTTAAAGACATTTCCTTTTTGTCCACTAATATCGTAACTTCCGTCAAGTGATATTGCATTAGAGAAGATATAATCATTCCATTTAGTCTCACCCTCTTCTACAAGATTAGGCTTGCCATTAGATCCTGTTCCTTGAGGAATACCACCTAATGAATTTTGTTCGTGGCTACCACCATTCTCAAACATAGTAACCAAATCACTAGCATCTCCAGTTATTTTACTACCTACTTGACCACTAATTTGACCACCTTCAAGAAACTGATTAATATTTGGTATTTGTTTCATTTGAGGTTGAGCAATAGAAGTACTCTCTGCTACCATTTCTCTTACTGGTAAATTCTTTTTCATATTATCTGAAAACAAAGATCTCTTTGGTTCAGGTATAGGTTCAGGCTTAGACTCAGGTGGTGTAAATGAATCAAAATGTTTTCTAAACTTAGATACATATTCTTGACCAGATAAATTTGTTCCGGGAACTACGTAGCTATCTGGGTTACTAAGATAATCATCAGTCCCTTGTGGGCCGAGGAAGTGAATAAGAGCTGATACATCATTAACGTCAGCATCAGACTGATATTTATTTATTAGCTTCTTTGCATATCCTTCACCGTATGTAAATCCCTCCAATTTTCCATCGAGAGCTTTATCCATAATTTTCTCTTGCAGTTCTGGATCACCTATAAACTGACGTTTCGAAATACCTTTCATATCAGGATCTTTCTTTATCAAACTATATAAGAAATGATACTTACCTGCTGCAGATGATGTTGGGTTATCTAATTTTTTTCCACCACTAGACTCCAACATACCTATTGCATGCTTGAAAGCCTCCCTATTCAGAGAGGCTGTTTCTTTAGATTTTTTATTTGGATTATTATTTATTTCCAAGGTTTAATTTTTTGATGCTTAACTGTTAATACATGCGATTTGACCATGCTGTTGCAAAGCCGAAAGCTCCGACAAATACAGAGCCTCCTAGCAGTTTTAATATACTTTTAAATTGTTCCTTGTTATGACGCATATCACAAATATATGAAATTAAGAATCTTTTGTCAATATTCTATATCACACAAACTTAGTGTTGTGTATAGAAAATTGTTATGTCATGCAGGATAAGTTTGTTGCCATCTGCATTATCAAATGAGAACTCAGCAAATCCCCAAGCACTCCTAACTCTGTCTCGTGAGCCAGACTGTCTTGGGAAATTGAGTTTCCAGTTCCTAAACTTCTTCCAAACATTTGTTCTTAATATTAATTCTACTTCTCCAGAGTCTTGATATTCGTTATAGACTCTAACTCCAGTTAACCCTTTGTTTGGGACTTCAACACCATTTTGGTTAGTAAGCTCCAGTTTGTAAGTAGCACCATTAAGTATAATCTCGTCACCTTGTGGTGCGACATGTAATGTAATAGCACTCTTATAGTTTGTTCCATAAAAATTATTAGGCACACCTTTAAAGTGCTCCCATATCTGTTTGTTATTTGGATTAGTAGTCATCATAACAGATCCTTTGTTTACATACCACGCTGGTACATAATCATAGTAGCTGATAAATTCTCCTAAAACTTCATTGAATCCTAATGTAAAACTATCTGTTGACTGTAAAAATGAAAAGTAAACATCTGAGTTTACAGGATTGTATCCTACTTGAACACCTTTTCCTAATACAGGATTGTCAAATCTCAAGTCTTCTAATTTCATTCTATTAAGTAATTCGTGGTGGAATCCTTTAGCATCAGATAATCTACCTACATTACCGTCAAATGATATAATACCTTTGTTGATTGCATCTATAAAGTAAAATGCATTTTCTGACTTAACTACACCCCATCTATTCAGGCATCCTGCCACTGTACTTTTGTAACTATATTCCTGAAGTATTCCACCAGTACCTAACTCTAGTCCAATTCCATCTTCTGGATTAATTTGAACTCTAGGATTAATACTAATTTGTGCTACCGCAGTGTCTTGTAAACAGAATACCTGGTCACGCATATTTACTACCGCGTTGATTGGGCCATATTGTCCATCAAGATCCAGTGTCTCATTCTCTAAGAAATCTGTCCATGAGTCAACAAACTCTCCAGGTATCTTTTCTTTTGAAGCCATGATTCGAGTATCAAACTCCTGAACCTTCTTTATCTTGCTTCCTAATCCAACAGATTTAACTAGTGTAGGTTGTTGAGAATATACAGTATTATACTTAGTGTACTCCTCATATCTTGGTTGGTATCTGTTATTCCATTCATCTAATGATAAATCATTTCTATTCTTAAGGTCAACAGTAGTCTCAACTCTCACTGATACAATCTCAGATAATAAGTTGTAATTTTCAGAGTTAATTTCTAAATCATCCTTAACGAGTTTTGTGAAAGTGAATACGTCGACAAAAGTATCTCCTGGAGATTCAATTAATATTGTACTATTGTTGATAGTTTGAAATTTACCTATTTCAATATATGTTGCATTAGCTTTTGCTTCAAATGACATTCCTCCATATATATTACTTGTGTATAACACCGAATTATCTTTTACGAACTCAGCAATCAATACACCTTTAGTTTCTGATATGTTAGAAAGTTCATGCATTCTTTCTATTGTCATCCTACTTTCTAATGGGAATGTAGGATCGTCTGGACCTTGAGCAAATGTAATACATCTTGCTCCGTTTGTGTTACATCCAAGTATTTGAACATTTGCATCCTTATGCACATCAGCAGAGTAATTCCAATTATCCATAATCATTGTCTTCAAGCTATTTGCATATCTTAAAGCTCCGTCATTATTATATCTTTTAAAATCTGCTGCGTGTTCAGTAATCTCAGGAGTTCCATATATTTCATACTCATCTACATTTGGTGCAGGATAATATGTCCCATTAAAACTTCTATAAACCTGATGCTCTGCTCTTCTTCCTTCTGAATTAGTTGGCCCAAAGAAACCTTGATCTGACAAGCTACTTGGTGATCCAGAAATAATCTGATAAGTAACTCCTAAAGTTGATGTTGTTAATCCACCTTTAAATATTGTTTCTTGATCTTTATTAGCATTTACTGGATTTACTTCAGCACTCCAGTTAGCTATATCATCTTGCTCTGCAAGACCAACAACTCTTAATTTATAACTAGCATCAATTTGAGCATTTCTAAATAATACTTCTGGACTAAAGAATTGCATTAGTCGACTGTGCTGATAATTTTGTGCAACAAAGTCTTGACTATCTGAAGACTTAAACCCTTCAGTAGATCTTTGTCTTGATAATCCTAAATATCTTCCAATTCCAGGAACACCACCTTCCCAGCATGAAAAACAATTGCTATCTTCGTAAATCCATGATAAGCAATGATAGTCTTTACATTTAACCATAGGTTTCTGACTCTCAAACATTCTAACCATACTAGGTAGTATGTCAGATTCATTGCTATTAACTCTTCTTACTCTCTCAGCATAGCTTACATTTTTAGACCTAGACTTGTAATTTGCTATTGTTGGATTTATAAATCCTTGAGCATATATTGTTTGATCTAACAATGTTCTATCAGCTCTTAATATTTTGTATCCTATTGGCTTGTCATCATCAGATTCAAAGTTGCTGCTATCATTCAGCCATACATAGAAGTCAGCAGTAAGAGTGACTCTTAATTGATTGTAGTCTCCTTCTAAATTTCCAGAAGGTGTTTTTAAATCAGCTATCCATTTAGGATCTGAAGTCTGACCTCTTCTATTATAGAACTTAAGTCCGAATCTATAAAGCTCTCTATCTTTTAAAAATTGATAGTTTCTTGCTTCTGAGTCAGACAATGATGCTTGGAATATTTCTAATTTAACATACTTACCTTCAGCTCCAACAGTTGTTCCGTTAGATTGAAATTTATATGTTTCGTAATCTGCATTAATAGAATCATGTTTTGGCGGAATATTAAAATCACCAGGAACAGTTCTAGTAGTTCCTTGAATATTACTTGCATCATCTACTGAAACATTTTCCATTACTACTGCAGATCCACCTGAGCTATAAGAATAAGCTCTCATATCTAAGTCAACTATAAATCTTTGTTGCTTAACATTGATTGGAAATAATCTATTATCTTTTGTAATAATATGTTGAGGTATGATTGGTGCAGATCCTAAGAATGTAAACGCTTCTAATGATATTGTTTCTGTTGACGTACCATCATCAATAACACTAAAGTTGTCAAAGTTGTCAATCTCTCTATCAGCTATAATTTTAATCTCAGGGATTTCATTAAAAGCTGTATATTTTATTGAGTATATTTTTATGTTTGTAAATTGCGTATCGATCGATGGTATATTTACAACTACTGAACGACCTAAAACTTCATTCACCTCTCCTCCACCTAAGTTTGGGCCCTTGTCAATAGGTATCAATTCTGATACTGGAGAGATAGTTGTTTGTGCACCATTAAGTATGTATAGCCCATAAGCATATTGAATCATACCAGATGTGTGACTACCACCACTAATTACTTGGTCTGGCTCTGGTTGTGATAATGTAAATGTACTTACTGTATCTATAGCGTCTGGATTAAGATCTATTAAGTTAACAAGATCTCCATTCTCAACACTTTGTTTAATATTAAAATACCTTAATTGGTGTTTACCATCAACAAAATATATTTTTTGAATAACAGAGTTTTCGTAATTATAAATAATTTGAACTAGGTTAGAGGTACTTAATCCTAAGTTACCCATATAAAGTAAATTCAAATCGTAATTTCCATTATCTAATCCAGTCAGTTCCCAAAAGCAATCAAATCCAAAATTATCTGTGGTTATAAATATCGCTGAATCTCTAAGCTCCTTTACTCCTATAATTATTTGATCTAAAGAAGTTTTAGCAACAGGAATAGCTGAAGTATCAACATAATCTTCTTCCAGTCTACATCTAGGTATTACTGAAGAATTTGTTGTATATTTCAACTCTTTTGTTACTCCGTTTACGTCATAAGTAATTCTTGTATTATTAAAATCAAATATAGGTGTAGGGATTTGAAACACAAGCTCATTACCAGCTTCATTAGTTACAGCAAATGAACTTTTTTGATCAGTTGCCATTATTCTAATGTTCTTTGCGTCGAAGTATTTATCAGACTGTAAATCTCTCGCGAGATCCTTGCTCATACCTTTGTATGATGATATGTGTTTCTTGATCATATTAGTGTATTCTTAATTGTTCCTGCTGACCTAAATACTCAAATCTTCTTGAGAAGGAAGTACGGCTAGGAATTAATTGAGTTATCGTGTTGACTAATGTTTCCATTTCATCTGCAGATGGTATTTTAAGACTTACATCAGCTTGACCTGCATTGAACATATAATCAGTCTCAGCCTTACTTAGCTTTCTGTCACTAATCATATCCATGTCATTTAGTATATCAAACCATTTCCATTTAATGTAAGATTGTACACATCTTAAAAGTATCGCATCATCAAGTATTAAAGGGTAGCATTCTTCATCAGTTGCTACTGCTTTGTAAATTACATTAATCTTACCTTTTTTGAAATTAACATTTATGTACTTACTGTTAAGTGAATATGTAGGGTCTTTTCTAGTTGGTAAAGAATTGCCGACATGAAAAAAATCTTGTGCAATATCTTCACTTGCTGTAAGTGGAATAGGTCTGTCGACTCCATCAACTCTAGCAATCCCTTCAATCTTTAACATATCAATAGGCTTAAGTGCTCTATAATTTTCAACATTTAATCCCTCTCTTCGCGTGACATATAATGCTGGTGCACCAAGTATTCTTAGAACTTCAATAGCATTGTCAACTATGAATTCATAATTCAGATCCTTCATTAAAGGGTTTTGCATTAGTCTATCAGCGACTAGTTTGATGCTTACTAAGTTTTGTGTATCTGCCATGTCTTATCTTAAAAATGCATCTATCTTTCCTGCAAATATAGATTTTGATAACTCTCGTTTCATATCTCTATTAAACTGCATCTTATAGATACTCTTGTTTTTATAGTTTGCTTTATATTTCTTGTAGAATATTCTAAAAGTATAACCTCCAGTATGCTCGTTAGTATATCTAATTCTTATTTTATTTTCCTTAGCTTTCTTATTCTCAGCCCACAATTCCTTTGTTGCTTTCCAATTAGTTGGTAATTCATTTATAATTTTACCATCATCATCAATCTTGATTTCAGTTTTAAGTTTCCTGAGCTGTATCTTACCAATTCTTCTTGGCATAATATATTCAGCTCCTTTTTTAGAAATCCTGTCTCTAACATGAGAATTAAACTCCATAAGTATATCGGAAAAAGTACCTCTATTTACTGTATGTTTACCATCAGAATCTCTCTTGTAATGTTTAAAGTAATCAAAGTTACCATAGTCTGACTTAACTCTATGATTTCTAATATCTTCCTCGTTATTTTCTTTCATCAGTTGCATCATTTACTCTATCCTCTGGAATACCTAGACTTCTAGTTAATTCTTTTACAACCAAGTCAGTTATTACGTCAACCATTGCAACCTCAACTGGATAGTCTAAATCCCATGGTTCTACATTTGGTGTATCACATGCAAGAGAATGAACAGTATCAGGCTGTTCAAATATATCAGTAACTTTGATACTTTTTAAAAACCTGAACTCATTATTGTTTGAGATTAAAATCAACTTACCATCCATGTCTACTGCACAATAATTTAAGTGCTGTGTGAATCGATTAGAAAATAAGAATGGAACTCTTTCAACAGGAATAATATTTAAGGCAATTACTGTACTGTCAGACTTTCTAACCATCAGTGGGCCTTCTTTTCCTTTTATTTTTATGCTCCGGGGTAGAGGAATGGAAGTACTGAGTATTTTACCAGCACATGTATATCCCGAAACTTTCTCGACTAAAGAAACATCCATACATAGCTCTTGCTTAATTTCTGTTGGCATGTGCCACCCATTCTTAGCATACTGTTGTTTAAGAAGCATTGCTCTCTTGGTATCAATAAGAGAAGAGATTAACTCTTCAGACATGTGAGTGTCATCAGTAGCAATCCCTAGTTTCTCATAGATAGTATAAATTATCTCTTTCTTTGTCATTGTGTATTTTAATATAATCTACCACCAAACCAGAATGTTCCATCTGGATTAACATAGATTTGTGTTACATTACTTCTTCCTTGAGCATCAATCATATTAATTGCAAACCCATTAGCCCATTGTGCTTTCATTGGACGAGTAGCATAACCAAATGCTGCTGACCAGAAGTCTGCACAAGATCCAATATTATACGCAGACATAGTTCCTTCACGATAGTTCTGGATACGATGTGTGTGTACGTATGCACAAGATGTTCTCAACTTATCTAAGTGAGCTTTAGCATTGTGAATACTGAAGTATATTCCGTGGAATATTTCAAAATCATTCCCAAGCTTAAAGAAATCTTGTGACCATTTATTCTTTACATGATAACCTCTATCCTCTAATAGCATTCCGTCCATTGGAGAAAGTAAAGGTGTTTTGGCATTATCCATATTATTCATCCACCTATTGTGTCTGTCTTCATGGTTGCCATATAAGTAAGTCTTCCAAACTCCAGAAGGTAATTCTGCTTCAAAGAGATCTAACTCTTCATTACAAGCATCATATTCCATATCTAAAGTTAATCCAGGCACTGCTGTGAATTTTCCTTTATCATGTGAAGATAAAGTATTTATATCAGCAAAATCACCCATTAAGTGAAATCCTTTTATGTTGTATTTATAATCACGCATTAATCTTCTAATGCCCGCATGTAATCTTTTGTTGTGGAATGGAACGTGATTACACCCTAATAGAATGTGCATTCCTTCCTGATCTGCAATTGATGGAGTAGGTACTAGTTTTGGATTTTTCCTCTTAACTAATGTAGGAGCAAATGGTGTGTTCTCTAGTTTTTGTCTATTCTCAACGCAATGATCTCTAAAATCTTCTGCAATACTTCTAGTAATTTTTACATCACCTGTGTTTAAATTACTTGAAATCCTTTCAGTATTGCTTTCTTTAATCTCTTTCTTTACTTCTTTCTTTGCTCTTTTGATAATTTTAAATGAATGTGCCTCATTGTACTTTCTCATTAATGCGTAAGCACATGCTCCGTTTCCTTTTTTTAAGTATCCTCTTTTTTCTCGAAGAAACTTCTTAACTGTATCTAACTCGTTGTTTTCTTTAGCAGTTAATTCTTTATCGTTTGACATAGATTTATTTTAAGTTACAGGCAAATATAGTTTTTTTTATTATATAAGTCAAATATCTCTATCACTAATAATAGGTATATTTTTTTTAAGGACTACATAAATCCCCATTATGATCTCGAACTACTTCTGCAGAATCCAACAATGATCCACCATTAGAAACTTTAGTTCTAATCCTAAACGCGTCAGTTAAAGTGTTCTGAGAAGGTATTGGAGACACATATCCATTCATGGTTAATAAGTACCCTTGGTTTGCTGCCAGTGTTTCTCCATTAACAAAAGCTCCTCCGCCAATCTTTGTAATAGTAGATGACAGTGGTACATCAAATTCAACCCAAACATTAGTTTCAACTATTACAGAAAAACTAAACTGAGATTGACATGGATTATCTGATACTATTAAAGATCCTATATTACCATTAGTGACTGGTGGATTTTCAATTAATTGCCCTCTACTTCTCATTGTTATCTGCCCCATACTATGAACTGAATTGCCCACTGCCTGTGTCAGAGACAGCAAAATTAAACGTTGTATTTACGGCTAGATTATCAATCAAGTCTGGAACCCATGTTAAATAACCTGCATTAACTTCAGATGCATTAATCTCTTGATTAACAGAAACATTTGTTCCATTAAATACAAGAGTGCCTCTATCTGGTAAATCCAATATCTTTAACTTAGATGGTGGATCCCCTTCTGGATCATTATAAGCTGGTGTAGTACCTGTTGTAAAATCAGCCATAGAGTAAACATAAGTATCTCCAAAAGGAACACTTATAGTTTTGTCACCTATAACATCAGGAGGTAAATTCTCAACACCATCTACTCCAATAAACATAAAACCTGTATTTAATCCACTTAATGAATTAGATCCTACATCGGCCGCGTCGAATTGAAAATTAACTGAATACCCTTGTGCAGTTCCAGTAGCAGGAGCTTCATATACAAAGTTTCCTGTTGTAATTTGACCAGCAAATATTTGTTGATTCAACGTTACAGCTACTCCATTTAATTTAAGAGTTCCATCTGAAGGAAGAGTTAATATTTCAATGTAAGCCATAGCATCTCCTTCAGGATCGGAATACTGAGGAGTTGTTTCAGTCGTGAAATTAGCTATTGTGAATACATGAGTTGCACCTAAATCAATATTAGGTATTGTATTCTGACCTATTTGTGTTGGCCTACCATTCTGTAAGCCACTATTAGTTACCGTGTATAACATTGTTTGTTCATTATTTTTATTATGTTCAGTATCACTGAACAGTTATTAATCTACCCATATCATTGACCCTGTATCTCGAACACTCGCATTAAAGGAGTCAGTTGAAACACCATTGGCATCTGGAGCAATGTGATAGAAAGCACCAGAGTTTAATTCTGCTGCGGTAATAACCTGTCCAGCAGTTACAGGGTTAGCATAATAATAATACACTCCTGTGTTAGCTGTTGATACTTCATCTATTCTAATTGCATCCAAGTCATTGTTTTCTGGATCAAAATAAGGTGCTATTGTTTCTGTCGTAAAGTCTGCAACAGTAAATACTGTTGTTACTCTGTTTCCTGCGTATTGTGCTCTATCTCCGATGGTTGCTGGTTCATTTGTTGTTGCTAATGCTTCTACTGTTACTTCACAAGCTGCTAAATTAGATTCTAATGGCAGTTGAGGGTCATTATCAAAGGCTGTATATGTAAAGCCTGTCACATAAGCTGAGTCAGAATCTTTACTATAAACTAGTAAAGTTGGATCTGTATAGAAGTTTCCCACTACTACTGCTTCTCCATTGTATTTTAATTCTCCATTTACAGGAAGTGTCTTAATTACAAATCCTGAGAATGCATTTCCATCTGGATCTGAATACCCTGAGAATAAATCATTATAAGAGAATGTGTATAATTCCGCACCATCAACTACTGTTATCGCAGAATCAGTTAATACTGGAGCCTGATTATTATCAACTCCAACAGTTACAGTTCCTACTGGTTGAATATACTCTGATGTATTACTAGCCATCTTCTCAACACATATTAATGGATCTGTAAGTTGTAATGTGCTTTTAATGGATCTGTAAGTTGTAATGTGCTTACCATTGAATCAAATCTTTTTAATTGATTGTATGTGGTTGAGTAAGAAGCGTATTTATATATCAGCTTTAAAAGGTGAATACCACTTAGTCTAGCATCGCCATAATTTTCTAATCTACCTGAAGCAAGTTTAACTGATTCAGTAAATACTCTAGCATCCTTAGTTTTCATTTATACTTGTGTTAACTCACAATCAAGTACACCAACAGAAACTATGTTACCTGCAGTTGAAACTAATGCAGGTATGTCCTTACAAGAGTCACAATCAGATGTATCGATCGTAATTATTAATTTATTTAAATTGTCTATTGCATCTCGGTATCTTCCAAGAATAAGTGAGTTCTTTGTAGCCTCCAGGTACATATCGAATAATAATGCATTCTGAAAATTAGCGTTACAGTTGAGACATGATAAATCAACATTAGCTATTAGTTTGGCTTGGGTAATATAATATTGAGTAAGATTGACAGTTGCTACTATTACAGCTTCAGGTTCACTAGTTGTGATTTGTAGAAAATACATTCCTGAGAAACTGCTTAAATCTGCATCTTCAGCAGTTATTGTAATATCTTCTGAGTTAGTAGTTCCCACTAGTAATGAAGATAAGTCTTTAGCCTGAGAAGGATCTTTGTATGTATCCTCATTCCACAAAAGAATCTCTGTAACTGTTTGTCCAGATGTTACATTAACTTCTAGGTCAAGAGTGCTTAAGTCGTTAGACACTACAAATTTTGTTACGTTAATTGCCATTGTTATTATAAATTATTGAGTTAATAAAAAAGGGACAAGGAATAATTTCCATGTCCCTTTATGGTTTGTGTCTTAGGTTAAGACTACGCTGCTTTAATCGTGTCTACTGAACCTGCACCTAAGATAGTGTTTAAATCTGTAATTACAGAGTTAACATTAGCATTTGGTACTGCTGCAGTTGGCATAGCAATCGTTAAGTTCTTCTTAGACTTCTTTGCTTCATCTCTTCCTTCATCGAAGTAAGAAATTTCAATTAGGTCATAAGTTCCACCAACAGTTGAAACCAATGCTGGCCCGTTGATGTTGTGTGGGTAACCCATCTCACGATAAGTATCTCCTCTTTCACCTAGCAAGAAGTACTCCATTTCAACAACCTGGTATCCAGTACCAACTCCATCAAACTGCTCGTTAGTAACAGTAACAGTTGGATAAGTATCAGCAGAAATATCTACTGTAAAGTCATTGTAAATTCTAGTTCTCTTGTCTCCATCAAAACCTACTCCGTAAAGTTTACCTTCTACTGTAAGAGCTGCTGATGCACCTGATCCAGTTTTAGCAAAAGTAAAGTAAGGATTTGTAGTTGCAGTTGCACCTACTTCTCTTGAGAAATTACGATTTAATGATGCGATAAGACCATCAACAACAGCTTCTTGATCATCACCTGTTACAGCTTTGTAAAAACCTTGCTTTAAGTATGTATCTTCTGGAGATAATGAACCATGTCCATTAATCAAGATCTCAACAGTGTATAATGAATTAGCATCAACTGTCAACGCAGAGATAGTTACCAATTTATTTACTGCTGCAGTATAAGCTACTGAGCGTACATCTAATACATTATCTGCTTTGATGGTATCACTAGAGATAATGTTTCCTAGTGCATCCTTTTGAAATAGCTTGAAATCTTCACCAGCAGCCACGGCAGCACCGTTAGCTCCTAAGATTACTAAACTGTTTGCAGATCCAGCTTTTAAAGCTGCAAAGTCTGCTACGTCTGCTGTACCTACGTACATGTGTCTAACCTGATTTTGTCCGGCTAATCCCATAATTCTAAATTGTTTTAATTAATAAATAATTTGTGATACTTTATGTTGCAATATATGGATTAAGTATCAATAATCCTATATTTTTTATTTTAAACTCTTGAGTCTAATGTCATTCTTGATTTTAAAGTTCCATCCCTGTAATCTAATACAGCATTCTGGACAGCTATATTGACAATATCTCTATGTGTCATTGGTGCTAGTTTGCACGTTGCTATTGCAGTCTTGCCTTGTATAGTAAATCCTAATCCTGCCACATCTGGTGCTGAGGTCAAATCTCCTACTATAATAGGGTCTGGATACTTTATATATCTAACGTTGTATCGAGAAATAGGCTCTGCTGATACAATCTCAACAGTTGTCTTTGAATTCTCTTTAGATACATCCACTCTCCAAGCCTTATTTTTATTAGGCTTTCTGAAAGGATTTCTATAACTCACCATAAACTCATCATGAGTAATTGGGTGAACTCTAACAATCTTTCCTTTGTAGATTGGATCTATACTATTTAATGTTACTGTTTCAGCAACTAAATACATCGCTTCATTACTTAGTTCGTAAAATTTTGATTCATCAACCAATCCCCTCGTAGAAGAGATTGGAGATGTTATCTTTTCATCTTGAACTAATTCATTCAATATTCTTCGCGTTCTTTCATTTAATTCGAAAGATGAATTCTGATCTTTAGAGATGTCATAGTTCATCTTAACATATTGCTCTTGAGCAACTGATAAATAAGAACTTATTTCGAAAGTGTCTAATCCAGGTGCTCCTTCGAGAGCATTATTGTATCTTAAATTAAACTCTTCTTTCAACTCTATTGCCGTCATTTATTCTATTTTAACGCGTTCTTTAATCTTGCTTCTAGTGCCAGCCTCATTTCCTGACCTAAGTTACTTGCTAAATATTCAGAAGCAACAGTCAATGTTGGTACGTCTCCGTCAGAGATTGGTTCATCTTCAAGAGTATAAAAATTCTTATCTCTCTTGTTAACTGCACCAAATTCCCAACATGATTCTAGCAATACCTTAGTCTTAAGGTATTCATCACCCATTATAGAACAAACTAAACTTGGGTTCTTTTCTAATTCCTTATGCATTTCTGCTTGCAAGAAATCTAGTTGGTGAGATCTATTGGTATTTCTACCTAATCCTCTTAGAGTATATCTTAAGATCTCTTTATCGTCTTCATACTTAACAAACAACTTGTAAGCAGTTACTTTATAACTTCCTTTTTCAATTTGCTTAGCCATCTCTTCTGATGCCGAAGTAAGTACAAATTTATTGGTAGCCCTATGTTTAACCTCATCTAATGAGTTTGCTACAATAGGACATGATTTTAATACTTTAAATTTAATGTAATCATAAGGATCAGATAGATCTAAGATAACATCATCTTTGCCTAAAAAGATTGGAAGGATTCCCATATTATATGCTTCTCCTTTATTTCCATTCTTATCATGCTCTTTCCAAAAGTCTCCATATATTGAAAGATCTACACCGTTCAGGATACTTTCTAGTCCTGCTTTCTCCACATTAGTTAACAGATTCTTCATCTTGTTGTTATCTAAAGTTGGTGCAGGTATGGAGATTTCAGCTCCATTTAATAGTCCACCGTAAGCAACATGCTTTACATCTTTAATCCCATTTTTTTCATTTGGGACATACTTAACAGTTACTTTTTTATTCACCAAGAAATCAGTACGCACTGTTTCTTCTGTTGCTCCCTTTGAAGCAGTTTGCTTTTTAGCCATTTGTTTACTTATTTAATATTCTTCCTTCCTTATTTGTGGCAGTGTTTTCAGATCTGCCAACTGTTTAAAAGACTTCGACTGGGACGCTGTTCTTAAGGGTAGCGTTCAAAGTACTGTTATTTTAAAATATTCTCCTCAGCGAACAACTGAGGAGAATAAGTTTATTATCACTACGCTAATACGTAAGGGATGATTGATGCTGTACGAGATGGGTCATAAACCACAACTCCTAATTGACACCATTTAGTGATAGTACCACTATCCTCTAAAGTTCCCATGTTACCGTTGTTTACAGCTCCAGTAAATGGATTTCTGAAACCCCATTGGTAACCTCTGATCTCATCAGCACCTTTAACTTGTACCTTCTGAATGTTTGGAGATTCAGTTGTACCCATGTAAAAGATGTCATAACGATAAGATTCAGCTACACCGTTAGAACCAGGGATTCTAATTGTGTTACGTACCTTGTCATCATAGAAGTCATCAACTTCTAATTTTACTGTTACACCATTTGGTGCCATATACTCAGTAAACTGGAATCCAGCCGCCATAGCATTGCTATGTAATTCTGAGTTTGTATTCTTCACTGTTGCAGGATTAGTTCCTGGAGTAGATATATTTGCAGACCATCCTGAAGTTGTAGTTAATACAGCTTTGTGGAATTCAGCAGCACCTCTTTCACCAGTACGTAAGATAAACACACGTTGGTCAAATCCTAACTTACCTTCTGATAATCCGAAAAGGATTTCCTCAAGCATCTCAATAGAGAACTCGTTGTAGAAGAATGTGTTAGATTGCTCCATTTGCTCACGGATACCAGATCCAATTTTGATTGCACGACCTGAAACATCTTTGTTGTGGTACTGACCATCAGCAGTTCTGTTTGTTTTACCGTACATTAAGAATTTATTCTTGTATAAAGAAAATTCTTGCTCAACTAACCAATCTTCGTATAATGCTAATGCACCAAATACTTTCTTGTTACCAGCTTTGTCGATAACAGGAATACCCATTACAACTTGCTTGTTAGTTGCGTCACCTGGAAGTTTGTGGTCAATACGTATTGTAGTTAACTCACCTCTCATAGAAACTGGAGTTACTCTACGAACACCACCTACTTCTCTCGAAAGACCTTTTCCTACTGGAGCAAACTCTTCCTTAAATCTCTTACCTGAAGTTAATTCAGAACCAGGAATACCTGATCTATCTGAACCTGCGATCTCACAAGTATGTATCCATTGAGATCCTGATGGATAACCATCATCTAATACTCGGATTGGATACGCTTCATTTCTTTCACCAACTATGATTTCTCCTTTGAAGAACCATTGTTCACCAAATGTTAGTTGGAATTCTTGTCCACCTTCTCCGATGTTGTTGTCACCAGATGTTACAGTAGCACCTTTAAAAGTTGCTTCTACTAATGGAATGTTTCTACGAGAACTACCAATGAGTTCCCAGAAGTACTCATTATCGTTGTCTACTAGCTTAGTATCAAACTTTGATAGCATGTTCTCAAGAGACTTACCTCTATTGATTGCCAAAAGTTTAATCATAGCATCATTAATCTTTGTTGGAGCTGTCTTCCAAATTGCACCTAAAGTGTTCTCTGGATTAATCATACCAGCAAAGGCTTTTGCGTCAGTTACTTGGAACCTACCTAATTGCATAATTAAATTGTTTTAAAAAGTTGTTATTATTCTATTTCTAAATCCTTAAGATCTGAAAGTTTAAAATTAGATTCAGGATCAGCAACATTAGTGTCAACTTTTCCATCCTCAGTAAACTTTGTACCTCTTAATAAATTTTCTATTTTGTTGGATGCCTTTGTCTCAGCTTTGTTTCCAAATACGCTAAGATCTTTAAGTCCATCCGTTAACATAAAGATTGCTTCTAGCTTAATTCGAGATCCAATAGGATCAGCTTTTTGAGCTTTAATAAAAGCATTTTCTTTATTGTCAACTTCGGTAGTAATCTGGTTATACAACTGATCTTTTTGAGAATCAGTTAAAGCAATACCAGGAAGTACTTCCGGGGTTGAGGAAATATAATCTTTAATGTCATTTAAAGACCTTGTTTCCTTTTCTTTTGCAGCATCAATAGTAGATTTCAATTTAGTCCTCTCTGAAGCAATTAAATTCTTTAAAGCAAACTCTGCATCTTCTACATCTGTTCCTGCATCAATACTACGTTGTGCTAGAGACTTAGCTCTATCTACATCGTAGCCTTTATCTATAAAATCTTGAGCAATAGCTGTACGCCTAAACTCAATATTATTTTCATTTCCAATAAACTCTGGTGTCACCTTTTCAAGCTTCTCAATAGTGTTATGCATTTGAGTAACTTGATTTACTGGTGCTCCAGCTTTTACTGCTTCATCAATAGCTTTCTGTTTGTCAGTAAGACTATCATTAATCTTCTGTTGGATAGCATCTTCAATATCCTTCAGTGATTTAATTTTTGTAACATCAAGCTCAGGTAAAACTCCTTTAGCAATGAACTCAGCGGCTAAGTTAGAATAAAGCTGTTCAGTCTCATTCAGTTTAGGAGAGGAAGAATTACCGCCTTCATCACTATCAGCAGTCTTACCTGCCTGAACTTGATTGTTTTTATCTTTATCCTGTCCAGCTACGCTCTCTGAGCTATCTTTTGGATCGCCCTCACCGTCAGAATTTGTATTATCGTCTATACCTTTTCCATCATTGTCTGATGCTGGTGGTGTACCATCTGCTGCAGGTTTATCACCTGCTGGTGCCTTTGTTTCCTGATTACCATTCTCATCAAATAAACCTAATGAGTCTGTATCAAAACTAAGATCACCTAAATTTAATTCTTCCATATTAAATATAAGTTATTTATTCTCCTTAACTACAAATGTAATTAATTACTGCTCCTAACGCCAATAACTATTATAGCTAAATAGTTTACTTTTTACTTCTAAATATTGTCCACTCGTAACCAAAAGTTACATTTTTAAAAGAATCATATCCAACAGAGAATGTATTACCTTTCTTTCCTCTAATACCTATGTGTGCAGAAACCATTGGATCTGCTTGAGATCCTTGTACTGATGGTAAATGAGCTTTAACCCCTCCAACTATTGATAGCTTTGGGAATCTAGTAACTACTTCAGGAGTATATGTTATTGTGTCTCCTTTTATTGTGTAATCTATATCATATCCTAGTAATGTTCCTCTAGTCCTAAATGATCCATCTATTCTAATATCATCATCATCTACAATAGTGCCTTTCCAAGTATTAAGGGAAATGCTTTCTAGGAATAAATTTTTTGCTTTAAGAGAATCATTCTCTTTCATAGCTGTTTCGTATTGTGCTTTATAAGTTGAGTCAACTACAATTTCTTTTATTGCAGGCAGTGGATTACCCGGAACTTCTATCTCAATAGTCACGGTATCTTTCACTACTTCCTCCACATCATTAGTAACACTACCACTTTGATCTTGTGTTACTATTGTCACATCTTCAATTGGCTCATCTGAACCATTCCAGTTCATGTATGTAAGTAAAATTACTAATGCAGTAAGTATTGCAATAGTGTAGTCTTTAAATCCTAGTTTCATTATATCTGATCTTTAATCTCAATAGTGAATTCATCATCCATGATTTTATTAAGTTTCTTCATGGTGTTTGCACTATTTGTGATATCTTTAAGTCCATCTCCATTGATGTCGTATATTCCTTCTCCAGGAAGTAAGCATCCGCGAGTATTTGTATAGTAGTTTCCAACATGTATAAGTATGTAAGATCTACCAGGTACATTAATTAAATGAAAGTGATCTCCATATTTAGGAGAATTTCTTTTGACCACATCGTAAATACCTTCAGGTATTCTTGATATTGAATTTTGATTGCCTTTGTCAGCTAATTCCAACATGAATCCTTGAAATAATTCCGTACCTATTTTGTCTAACACTCGAAACTTTCCTAAAGTTTGAATGTCATTCTCAAAGAACCTAATTAGTTCTATTTTCATTTTAGTCATAGCTGTATCATTTACTTCTTTTTTGTCAAAGTTTGTAAACTCTTCCTGTTTTACTGTTGGTTTGTAGCATCTAATATTATCTTCACATCTATTATTATTCCACCTATACCAACGATTGTTTTGTTTAAGAAGCGAGGATATTTTATTAATTCTCCTTCTAATACAACTCCGTTTTGGCCTTTCCATCTTTCTATGAATCTTACGGGAACTTTCTTACGCATTACTTCCCTGTCGTGTCTTTTAAATTGGTCAGATGTTTTCTTGTCCCAAACTTCATAATCAGTCTTGCCTATATAATCTTCAGAAGTCTTTGCTAATGGAACAAGAATTTTTTGTTCGTAATCAGGGTTAAGAAATAGCATCTTACCATTAGTGTCTTTTAACCAGATAGGAACTGGTACGTCTGAGTGAGATGATTCAAATATGATAAGCTGATTTCTCAAATTAACAATCTCCTTATTCCTATGCTCAAGTATTAGTTTCACATCATCAACCTCAGTTCTTAAGGCAGTCACTTCTATCTTTAAAGCAGATACTATATCTTTGTATTCTTGCACTAAAATTTCAAACTCACTTGAGTTTTGTTTACTTGCGTTTGTTTTATAAGTAAAAAAAGAACCAAGACCTCCTCCTGCTATCGCAGAAATAATTCCTATTATTGTACTTCCTATCTCCATTGACCATTATTTTTAATTGTAATATACTATTGTAAGAGGTTAAATGTACAAAATCGTTGTGTCTATTCCTATTACGTATTATAGCTGTATGGTGTTAATATTCGATTAACCGTAATGATAGATTACGGGTATTACCCATCAATCTAAACTACCAACT